AATAAGATGTCACTACATACCACCTACCATGATAATAAGTTCATTGACGACGAATACAAGGCACTCTTGGAGTCATACAAAGAAAAGGACCCTTATTATTATGACGTATATGCTTTAGGTCAGTGGGGAGTTTTAGGCAAAACCATATTCAATGCTCACAAGGTCAATGAACGTCTAACCCTAGTCCGAGACAGATACCCGGTCAAGCAAGGTTCCTTTACTTATGATTATGTGGGAGAGAGAATAGTAGAGTCATCTATTCGTTGGGTAGAGTCTGACGATGGCTATATAACAATCTACGAGGATGTCATACCCGGCCTAACCTATGGCATTGGTGGAGACACATCAGGAGATGGATCAGACTACTTCATAGGTCAGGTTATAGACAATACATCAGGTAAGCAGGTAGCGGTACTTAGGCATCAATTTGATGAGGACTTATACGCAAAGCAAATGTACTGCTTGGGTAAATACTTCAACTGGGCACTCATTGGTATTGAGACAAACTACAGCACGTACCCGGTCAAAGAACTTCAACGCCTTGACTACCCAGAACAGTACATTCGAGTAGTAGAGGACACCATAAGCCAAACAACACAAAAGAGGTATGGATTCCAAACAACTAAGCTAACAAGACCAATTATTATTGCCGATTTAGCCTGCATCGTTCGAGAGCAAACGGAGCTTATAAACGACCCTGAAACCCTGAACGAAATGCTAACCTTTGTTCGTAACAAAAAAGGCAGACCCGAAGCAATGCCTGGTGAGCATGACGACCTTATCATTGCCTTAGCAATAGCCTATTACATCAGAGAACAGGGTATTATTAACGGAACGATCGTAGCGGCGGTAGCAAGGAATACGAATACAACAGTTAATCATGACTACCAAAACGGAAAACATTGGTCGGAGATAGAGGATGAGCAGGACGAAGAAGGAAGTTTCATGAAAGGGTGGACGTTATGAATTTTAATACAATTAAAACATTGCTCGGAATGGATACTTACAGAGGAAGCGTGCAGGAAAGAATAGATATTAGGCTTGAATCAATTAAGCAAGGTGGTCCATGGAACGATACACCTGGTCTTAGGATACCTATGCGTAATATATCAGACTTCAAAAACTCCGAACCGCGTAAGGGTCAGGACAATAACTGGTTCATGCAAACATTTTGCTAGAGTAGTTAAATCATGATGTTCATGAAAGGGTGGGATTCCTAGATGGTATACGCAGAACCTTTTAGGCATTCGTGGATGAATGACATTTACTATAAACCAAGGAGAGTAGAACTAAGCGAAAAAGAGTTGAGCGATTTAAGGTTATTAAGATCAATGGGAGTACGGGAAGCTAGTCAAAAACTGGCTGACTATTCCTTTAATAAGTATCTAAGTTAATAGGAGGTCCAACATGCCAACTCCCCTACAGCAAAAAGCTATAGATTGTCTTAAATTATGCTATATATGTCATACCCGTGATGGCGAACAATGGAGAAGGGCATACGAAATAATTTGCGCTAAGTATTCGGAAAAGGCAGTTATTGCTAAAATGGAAGAACTAACAAGCAGGGGATACATGGAGTATGGCGTAAGCGTAAGAACCGGATGGCTCACCGACAAAGGAAGAGAGGCATTATTATCATGCCAACACCCCTAACAATCTCAATTTGCCTAGCCTTAACCCTTTCGATAACAGCAGGGTCTTTTTATTGGGGTAAATACATCGGCATAACCCTAAAAACATCTGCCGATAACCAAACTCGTATTAACCTAGCCACAAAACAAATCGAGGAAATGGCTGAAATAATTGAGCAGCTTAACTATCAACTCGACAATGACAAAAGGGAAAAGGTAGGTTATCCACCACAAAAGCAAGGATGGGATCCGTCTAATCCTCTTAGCTCGGAAAGAAGGTGAGTAAGTGAAGGACAAGCCGATTGACATTATAGATGACGATACTGACGTTAAAGAATTAATCCAAACCGAAGAAGAAAAGAAACTAGCAATGCGAGTGCAAGAACTATTTACAGCCTCTTATAATACTAAAAGCCAACTTAGAAAGCCTGATATATGGAAGAAGTGCGATGATTACAAGCACAACCGGCAGAACCCACCAAAGAGCGATATAGATCCCGGAAGCGTGACGAATATCATTCATTCCATCATAGAGGCGATGATTGCCGACTTGGTGGATAAGCCTATTGCTGTAGAAGCGAAAGGTCATGAACCATCAGACCATTTATTAGCCGAGCAATCAAAGCATATGCTTGAATTTGTGCTAAACCGAAACAGGATTAAGTCAAAGCTCAATCAGTCTGAACATGATCGGTTAGAGTTGGGAACAACAATATTGAAGGTATATTTCGACCACGACGCTTTAGGTGGCAGAGGTCTTCCGATCGTTGAACCAATTTCACCTGCAAACTTCTTTCCAGACCCAAAGGTACAGAGTTCTCACCTACTCCAAGAAGGCGAGTTCATGATTCACGCTGTACCGAGGCCGCTATCATGGTACAGGAAACAATGGCCGGAGCGCGGTAAATATGTTCAGCGTGAAATATCTGTGCCGTATAACCCTGAGATATTCGAGGATCAAGGGTCTGATGAAACCGAGTTAACGACTAGCCAAAAGGCGTTACTCCTTGAATGCTACATGAAGGATAATGATGGTTCCACTTACTGTCTACATGTGGCAAATCACATTCTGCTCGAAGATTCCAGAAAAGTTCTGAACGGTAAAAAGGTCAACAGACGTGATCAATTCCCCTTCGTCTTGATCCCCTGCTACATCCAGAGAGGGCAGATATGGGGTCAATCAGACATTGAAATGCTTATTCCAACTCAGGACATCATAAATGAGATGGACGATAACATAAGAATTACAGCACGCCTTATGGGTAATCCTCAAGTTGTTGTAGGGATGGGAGCCGGGCGTTCATTTGATTACCGCAAGTGGACAAACATGCCGGGTCTTAGAATACCAATGAGGGACATTAACGCTTGGCGCATTGTAGAACCATCTGGTGTTTCAGCAGACATTATCAATAGGCGTGAAAAGGGATTTCAGGAAGCGAACCTTATATCGGGGAGAACAGACTTAACTACTGAGCAAACCTATGGAGCAGTTAGGGCGGCAAGTGCTATTATAGCCGTTCAGCAGCAAGGTCAAAAAGGAGTTAACCATAAGGCCGAGATGTTCAAGACTGGCTGGGGAGAGGTTCTTGAACTCATTATGGATGAGATAATAACTAATTGGGATACCGAAATGTGGTTTAGGATTGAGGGGGAGAAACCGGACTTTAGATTCTATGACCCTTCAAGATTGAGTGTGGTTCCTCAAATGATTCCAGATCAAAGACCTGTTTTGGATGAGAATAACGAACCTGTCATTGGGCTTGATGGTCCCGAAATGGAACACTTCATCAAACCATTAGAGGACGAAGAAGGAAACCAAATGACAAGAGAGGTACAATTAGACCTCTCTTTATCTATGGGTAATGGCTTGCCAAGCGATAAGGCGTTTATGTATCAGACGGTCGTGGAGTTATCTAAGGCAATAATTGATGGTCGGTCGGTTATTACATGGAAAGAATTCCGCGAATACTTACGTTCCGAAGTCGGATTACCGTTAGATGATGACGTAAACATTCCCCAACCTCAATTATCAGGTATGCCTGGGCAACCTACGATGCCGGGACAAATACCAGGACAAATGCCTATTCCGAACACTGATAATATGAATGGCCAAGAAGGGCAGATGAATAATATTCTTTCTTCATTGCGAGGTGATGGTTAATGGCCAATGAAATGACAGCTCAGGAAGAACAATATTGGTTACACTCGCTTAGTGGAGATCCTTTGATTGGGTCTTTTTTACGTACTCAGGGTATGTTTGGTGATCCAAGGATACGCGCGTTAAATCAACCTGTCTGTGGGCGATGTCAAAAACTTTCTTTGTGGCATGAAAATGGTGCTTTATGTCCTAGTTGTGGTCATTTAACCCCTAAAAATAGTAGTTATAAGCTCAAGACGCATCTCAAGGAAGGTTGGTATAAGTAGATGAAAGGTGGTAATTATCAATGGAATGTCCTGGAAAAGGTAAAGGAAAAGGTATGATGATCAGCGTAATGGTTAAGAAAGGTGGTGGCCCCATGAAAGGCAAGCCAATGATGGATGACGATGAATACAAAGCAATGCCAAAAGGTCCAATGTCTAAAAAGACTATGGCTAAGTCAGCGCCAAAGGGCAAGGCTAAGAAAAAGTAGAATTGGCAATAGGTAAAGGGTAGATGTATCCTGCGTTTACTGAAAATCTTTATCAGGTGATCAAGGATAATCCGGGCATGTTTATGAAGAAAGAAGAGGAATGATTTATTAATGGGAAAATATATCGGTGTAAAAATTGTTGAGGCCGAGGCAATGGGCTTGCATGACTTTAATGAAAACCATAACCACAATAAGGTTATTACCTCAACTCAAGGGAACGAAGGTTATAAGGTTGTTTACCCTGATGGATACGTCAGTTGGTCACCTAAAGTTGTATTTGAGGAAGCGTATAGAAAGACTAATGGGATGACATTAGGGCTAGCTATCGAAGCAACTGGAAAAGGATTTTGCGTAGAGCGTGAAGGTTGGAATGGAAAAAACATGCACGTTACCAGGACTAAGCTTTATACTCCTGAGGGCATACAGATAAACAACGATTGTCTTCTACTGTTCAATGTTACGGGAAAATACAACACTTGGGTTCCGAGCATTACCGATATCTTGGCCGAAGATTGGCGAATAGTTAAATAAAGTCCAACTGACGAGCTAATAAAAAAGCTCTTTTTATATGTCTAAAATTTACACTCGGAAAGACGAGACGGGCGAAACGATGGGATGCCGCCATCAAATTATGGAGGAATTACAATGAAAAGACTTTTATCCATGAACTTACAGAAATTCTCTGAAACGGTCGTAGATGTGCCTGACGACGAGGCGCAAACCACTGAAACCACGGAAGAAACTGAAACCACCGAGACTACTGAAGCAGAAGAAACAACCGAGTCTGCGGAGTCTACCGAAACTGAAGAAGCCACTGACGATACCGACGACCTTCCCGAACTACCTCCCGAACAGAAAAACGCCTTCCAGAAACGTCTTGAGCGCGAACAAAAGAAGATTCGTGATCAAGTAGAAGCAGAATCAATTGCAAAGTATGCCAAGCATCAAAAGATAATAGACTCCCTTGGTGGCGACCCTGACGCAATTGAAAAGGCTTTTCAGGAACAGGCATGGGCGAAGGAAGCTGAGGCTCAAGGGTACGCAAACCCCGAAGAGTCTGCATGGTATATCGGGCAGAAGAAGCAACAGGCCGAACTTAATGAACTCCGAGTCAAGGTACAAATCAATGAACTGAAGGACGATCCCCTTTATGCCGGAATCAAGGGTTCGGAGAAAGAGATTCAAGCCTTTATGACTCGAACAGGTTCTACGGCTAAAGAAGCATACTGGGCAATAGGTGGAGAAGCCCGGGCGCAACAACTCAAACGAGAGGCCGAGCAAAGGGCAATCGTTAAGAAAGCTCAACCAAAACGTACTGTTCAGTCAGATAGTTCGACAGGGGATGCAGGGGCATTGCCTCCGTTACCTGCTGATATCGAGGTACAACGTAGGCAGATGGGCATTTCTCATCAGGAAGCACTTGATCTGCTCGGTTCGGACTATGCCAACATTGACGACTATCGGAAACAAAAACAACTTAAACAGAAGAAAGGATGATACTAAATGGCACGTTATTTATATTCTGCATTAACAGGTACTAACGATTCCAAAACAACCACTCTCAAGATCGGAGCAAGCCAAACCATAGCGATCGGAGATATCCTGGCGATTGATGCAACAACTAAGCGAGGAATTGCTGCAGTTGGGGCATCTACAGCACTATATGCCATTGCTGCAGCCGCAATTACCACGACTGCAAGTCCTACTTCTGCAGATAAGATTCCGGTCACTCTGCTCAAGGGTGCGGTTATCCGTATTCCGTTCATTACAGCAGGGACAAAGAAGACCTTCGCCGACACTGATTTGTTTATCACAAAGTTCGACCTGAAGGACAAAGTATCTGTTGACCCTGACGATGTAACAGGGGGTATGTGTCACATTATTGACTACGATAACACTGCATTAACGGTGGACGTAGTGTTCGACGATGCAAATTTAGTTTATTAAGAAGGGAATGATTAACAATGCCAATGAATACAAGCCAATTTCAAAACCTTTACTTGAAGAAAATAGATAAAACCTTTTTCGAGGCGTGGGATGAAGAGTCTGAGCAATGGTCCAGATATCTTAAAGCTGAGACTTCTAGTCAGAATGCCGAGGTAACTCAGAACTTCGCCGGAATCGCTAAGTGGTCTAAAAAGGATGAGCTCGCCAACCCAACTGAACAAAAGTTCAAACTAGGAGACATTATCACGACTACGCATCAACCGTTTGCCGTTACTGTGGTAATGAGTCGTGAGCAAGTTGACGATTCCAAATACAAAGAAGTGGAAGGCATGACCCGTGATGCTGGACATGCAGGACGGGAAACCCTTGAGTCTGAATGCATTGGAGTCCTTGATAATGCCTTTACTGTTAATCAGTACGACGGAGTTCCGTTGTGTTCTGACTCTCATCCTAATCGTGGAGATGCAGGGGGTGTTCAAGACAACCTGCATTCTGGTGCATTGTCGGACGCTACCCTGAAAACAGGATTAACCCTCTTCCGTCAGCAAAAGGATGAAAGCGGAAAGCAGATTCTCGCTCGTCCTAAAAAGCTTATTATCCATCAATCCAAGCAATTCTTGGCTGCTACTATCTTGCAATCTACTCTGCAATCCGGAACTCCTAATAACGACAAAAACGTCCTTCCGGCTCTTGAGATTGTGGATCTCGACTTCATGTCTTCTACTACTGCATGGTTCTTGCAGGGTTCTCGCCATGGATTGGTGCATTATTTCCGTGTTAAACCTGAGTTTATCCGAGAGAAGGAAATGCGCCAGAACGGTAGTTGGGTGTGGAATGGATACTTTAGGCATAGTACCGCAGTTGAGAATTGGCGCATGTTCGTTGGGAGCAGTGGTTAAAAAAGAATTGTCGTAGGATATGCTTGTTTTACCTCTTTCCCTATGGTATAGTTATCACAGGGAGGGAGGTAAATTATGAATTGCGTTATCTGTGAAAATCCCATTATAGACAGGAATTCCCGTAAATATTGCTCAGAAAAATGTGCAACAAGGGCAGAGAGTATCCACCGGGCAGAAAGAATTAATTCGTTAAGGGTAAAAGTTGTTAAAAAATGTGTTCACTGTGGCAAGGAGTTTAGTCCTCACGTTAGGAATAAGTTTCAAACATACTGTTCTCCATCATGCAGAAGAAAAGAGAAATTCAAAAGAGATAAGGAAACAGGTAAGTATAACTTCGAATACGCCAGAGGATATGCCAAAAAAAACATTAAACGTAAAAACGAGATGAACGACATATATCACGACCGAATAAGGTTTGGTGGAAATAAATATCCTGTGTTGGACCGAGATGGACAAAAATGTACTAAATGTGGAAAAATAAAGGGCTTAATAATTCATCATATTGACGGTAGCGGACATGATAAAAATCCAAACAATTCTATGGACAACCTAACAACTCTTTGTAGATCGTGCCATATGAGGCATCACGCATCCGGTGATAGAAATTATCTCTATAAGGAATTGACAGTAGAAATGTATAACTTAGCAAAAGAGGGAAGCAAAAGTTTGTTTGATATGGCAATAAAATTAAATATGCATAGAGACACACTCCGTAGGAAAGCAAAGGAACTTGGGTTAGCTACAGACATAAGAAGAGAACTAAAGCTTAATAAGTAGCAAAAATAGGAGGGGCTTATTCCCCTCCTTCTCAATGGATCATTTATCGAAAGATATTCAAAATATAGTTGGACAAATGACCCATTACATTCGAGGCGGTGAAACGATGACCACTAAATATCCTGCTGCAATAGATACATTTACAACTAAAATTGACTACGTTAGCCCTATTATCGCAAAAGATATGAATGACGTTCAGGACGCTATTGTAGCTGTTGAAACTCTTCTAACTCATACCGTCGAAGAAGTTGGAAATATATCCACTACTAGGGCTACTAATGTTCAAATCGTAATCGGAGCGACATCAATAAATATTTTCAGGGATGGAGAGCAAGAGTCGTGGGCAGCAACAAGGGATTCGCGCGATAGGTTTTCAACGCTAACAAGGGGAGAAAGCACAATAAGTATAACGTACCCGCCGGAGGTGTAATTTATGGTTGGTAAAGATTGGGAAGATGGATTTTTTATGGGAATAGCGGTTGGATCCACTAGCCAGATCGAAAGCAGTGGCTACGGGATAGGGGATACTATTAAGGCCTCTAATCTAGAGCATATATCACCAATAGTATGGACCGTCGATGCGTATAGTGCAGGTTATCCAATCAATGTAACAGTAGATGATGCTGGCAATGTATATACGGCATCTAGTACAGGGGTAAGAAAATACGATTCTGATGGAGTAATTATATGGTCAAATACCGAGGCGGCCTTTGCTTATGATGTAGCAGTCGACGCTTATGAAAATGTATACGTAGCTTACCGTAATAGCCTGGGAACCAAAACTGTACGCAAGCTCAGTTCATCAGGGTCCGAAATATGGGCTAAAACAGATAACTCAAATGCAAACGGGATAGCGGTTGATGCTGACGGTAATGTATATGTAGCCTATGACATAAATACAGCCCTCGCCAAAACTGTACGCAAACTAAATTCATCAGGGGTCGAAGTGTGGTCAAGAAATGATGTGAAACGAGCAACGGATATAGCCGTAGACACAAGCGGAAACGTATATGTTTCTTATTATACTTATTCTGGGGTTACAAGCGTAAATAAGCTTGATTCATCAGGGGTGGAGTTGTGGGCTAAGACGGATGGCAGTAGTGCTACCGGAATAACCGTAGACTCGGAAGACAATGTATGTGTTTCGTATGATATGGCATCTACTTCAGGATATAGCTCTATACGCAAGCTTAATTCATCAGGGGTGGAGTTGTGGGCTAAATACGATATAGGACAGGCCTATGGCGTAACCGTAGATACAGATAATAATGTGTACGTTATTTATCGCCATTCTGGTAGCCGCAAGATTAGTTCTGCTGGTAATGATATATGGATTCTGCCTAGTAGGGTGAATAACGCTATTGCAACCGATTCGGTAGGACATGCATATATCACCACTTACGACGGTTTAGTGAAATTTAATTCAGACCTTGAGTACACAATTGTGTCTTAAGAATAAAGTGATAGCCAAAGTAAGAGCAATAAAATGGAGGCGATACTATGCCTACGTATGGAGCAGATATAGCAAGTGAAGAACTAAACATAACGGACGGAACGACTCTTCTTGATGCGCTTAATAAACTCATTAGCGATACGGTACTATGGTCTGATGCTGTTAAGTGGTTTAATGATGGCATTAACGAGTTAGCTAATTATCTTGAGATTGAAACGAAAAGTAAAATTACAACAACTGCTGGAACTCTTAATTATCCAATACCTCTTGACTGCATATCTATTTACAAGGCAGATTTATCTTTCGACACATGGGGAACGGATATTATCCTATATGTAGATCCGGGTGATAGCTCATTTAATATTTACTACTATCGAAAACCTTTGTACTTAAAATATGTTACTGATGTTCCGACAGATGTTCCAAGTACATCACATTATGCGTTGGTCCTTTACGCAGCTATGAGGTATATGCAATCTGAGGATGATTTTGATCAGGCAAGGGAATTCGAGAAGTCCTTTGAAAAGAAAAAGAACTTGATGATTGATCAAATACAAGGTAAGGTCTATCCGTCATTTCCAACGGTGGTGTGGTGATGTCTGAGAAGTTACTATACGAGGTTAAGGATATGTCTGGTGGCTTGAACGTTGGCACCAGGCCGCATTTAATTAGAGATAATGAAGTTCAGGATTGTCAAAACATTGACTTATTACCAGGCCAGGCGGCAACGTGTGATGGATACGGATTGATAAATTCCTTGTCGGCAGAAAGAATCTATAACTATGCTAAACGAGACGGAACAGTCCAACTTGTCCAGCAAGTAGCAGATAAATTATATATTGATGGAACCTTAGTGAAGTCCGGCATTGTCGGGCTTCTTTCTTTTGAGACGTATCAGAATTTATTATTTTGCACTAACATTGAAACATCTTTTATTTGGAACGGGCTTATATCGGTATGGGGAATAGAAAAGCCTGGGACAACCTGTACAGCAACGGTGTCAGGTGATGCTGGATTACCAAATGAGGAACGTTCGTATTACGTAACTTTTGTTAACGATCGAGGTCAAGAAAGTAATCCTTCTCCTGCTTCCAATACTGTCTCTCCTTCGTTAAAAAAGGTTGACCTAACAGATATACCAACTGGTGAATCAAATACCGCCAAACGGAGGATATACGCCTCTGCTACCATTGGCAGCACAACAGGAACATGGTTACTCGTCGAGATAGCGGATAACACAACAACAACGTATACCGACAATATGGCAGGGAGTTCTCTTATTATTGGTAATGCTTTAGAGACTGATAATGATCCACCTACTAAGTCTAGTTATATCTTAGAGCATAAGAATCGGCTGTTCTTGGCACAGGGTTCCTTCCTTTACTTCTCCAAGCTGAATAAGCCAGAATCATTCCCTTTGTCTAACTACATCCCCTGTAATGATGGAGGGGATAGGATCACGGGAATAAAAGTTTTAAATGATTGGATTGTAATCTTAAAGGAACGTTCAATTCAAATGCTCTCCGTAGAAGGAGAATCGTCTTCGTGGAAGTTTAAGACGATTAATGATAGTCGGGGGTGCCCTTACCCTGAAACTATTCAACTCTTGGACAATAATATAATTTTCATGGGCGTTGATAACCTGTATCAGATTCAACCAACTTTGGTTCAGGACGAGAGAAGCATAGTCCCAGTTGGTACGAGGATTGAAAGCCTTCTGGTCAATGAGTCATCCCCCATCAGTGTTGACCATGATGGAAGGTATTGGCTAAAGATCGGTAAGTTAATCATAATATACGATTATAGAAGGAATTACTTCACGAAGTATGTCTTCCCTGATGTTCCGAAGTCCTTTTGTGTGACAACTTTGAATAAACTTATTTTTGGCACAATCAAGGGAACTATGCAGTACGGAATGAGTAAAAACTTTAACGGCGTAGCAATTAGCTCATTTGTTGTTGGTAAGGACTTCGATATGGGTAGTCGTAGTAGAATGAAAAAAATCAGGAAGATATTTGTTTATTATCGCAAGGAGACTGTTAGTGATAGTATGTATGTCCAATTCGGTACGGACAAGGTTGGTTATGGCGAAAAATTAACAATAGGACTAGCTAATGGGTATATGGAATGGGGAGACAATAGCCTGTGGGGTAGACTATGGGGAGGGCAATCGTCTCCAGGTCAAGAGTCTCAAGCAATATTCCAGAAAGATAACTACTTTAGAGTTAAGATGGGAAGCGATTCTATTCCTTCTCAGTTTTACGGGTTTGGAATTATCTACAAACTAAAAAGAATTAGGTAGGTGTTGACACTTGGCAATGATACAGAACATAACTAGAGCTAATAACTTTGTTAACGGAACACCTGCTGACGCTGAGGCCGTAGATGCTGACTTTGATGCACTATACGCGAAGTTGTCAGAAATATTATATGCGTTTAGTAGCGCGTCGATAGGGGAAAGCATTGCTGAAAAGATGAATTGTGCCCCGATTGACGGACTTATTGACGGTACTATTTACGAAAAGCTGGCTGACATTAAAAGCCAGCTTGGTATTGCGGTTACAGGTACGATACCCAATTCAAGCCTAGAAGCAACTAAGCTAGTTATTGAGCTACAAAGATTCCTTAAAAGCACGCGCAAGGAAAATGCAAACACCATGGCTGTCCACGATAAAAACGGACTAGCTATCCCAGGTACGAATAATATTTATGACTTATTAGATAATACGAACTCGTATTCTTGTGGGAAGCTAGATGCTACAAAGACTATGACAACTATTGCATTGAGTGTTGGAGCTACCAGTATAACCGTGGATGACGCTACCGGGATAGTGGCTAATAATGAGTACACTATTCAACAATCCGATAAGATGCAAAGTTTTATAGTAACCTCAGTATCTGGAAAAGTACTCACCGTCCCTGCATTAGTAAATTCGTTCGGAGTTGGTGCTATTGTGTATCGCTCCAATGTCATACTCGATCAAGGAAGAATGGTATTCGGAACCGTGAGGAGCGTAACCTTCCCTGTTAAAATAACTGACCCGTCACTACTCCCTGCTGGAACGGTCAATGGGGTTGCCTATTCTCCTGATGGTAAGTGGCTTGCTGTAGCCAGTGGTTCAACTCCATATCTAATTCTCTATAAAAGAACAGGAGATGTATTCCTAAAACAGCCAGACCTTGACGGAAAACCTACTTCTGATTGTTACTGCGTTGCTTTCTCAAAAAACGGAAAATACTTCACGGTTGGAACTAGTGGCTCGACGACTTCTCATTATAAAATATCAGGTGATGTATTTACTAAGCTCACTCGACCTGTATCTTATCCTGCAGGAACAGTATATGGTGCTGACTACTCAGAGGACGGAACATATCTAGCCCTTTCCCAATCCTCATCCCCGTATTTGGTAATCTATAAAATAGACGATGTTGTTTTTACTAAGCTTGCTGACCCTGAGACTAAACCAACTGCGACATGCCACGGCATTAAATTTTCTCATAATGGAATTTATCTTGCCGTATCGTCGGACGCTTCTCCCTATGTGTTCGTTTATAAAAGAACAGGAGATGTTTTCGATAAGATTAGTAATCCTGAATCATTACCAACTGGTGATGGTGACGCATTGTCATGGGGAAAAAACGATGAGTATTTAGCGGTAGCGCACGAAGTAACTCCGTTCGTTACGATTTACAAAAGGACATCAGACACTTTTGCCAAACTAGCTAACCCATCAGTCCTGCCCACTGGAAATGCGTTCGGTGCGGACTTTAGTAAGGATGGCAGCTACCTAGCGATAGCTCACGCGGTTACTCCTTTTGTCACGATGTATGACAGGCTAAATGATACGTTCTCTGCCCTCCCTAACCCAATTTCTCTACCAGCAGACGATGCGAAGTGCGTTACATTTGGCCTTGATGATTCGTTTCTAACAATTGGTCATGATACTAATCCCTATATATCAACGTATAAATGCGGAACAAAGGTTGCTAATATTGATGTTCGGTATAACGTAGTCCCTGTTGATCCGACAAAGGAAGTCTACGCATGGGTTCACCATGAAAAAGACACCAGTTTTAATATTACGCCTACGCTATCAATCGTTGACTCTGGAAGCGATGAACTATATGCATCAATGGCGCTGAGTACTACAGAAGTAAACGACAATCTGATTATGGATTCAGTAAGAGGTTCTGCTTCTTTATCGAAAAGTAAGGTTACGTTTAAAATGGCGATCGCTAAAGGGGTAAACGTAGATAAGGCTATTACTAAAATACTTGGCTCAGTGGTTTAAGGAGGCGGAACGATGCCAACTACAGCTTATTATTCTAACGATGAGGATTTAGCAAGTGGCAGAAAATACCTTGGTGGAGATGTTAATTACATCAAGTGGACACCAGGGACGAGAATCAAGAAGGGGCAGCTAGGATTAGGTGGCAACGCTGTAATTCCAAACTCTGCTTATTACGGCGGTCAAGCATTGGGAGGGTACGATGCAGCAGGAACAGCCAATGAAATACAGAAATATCAAGGACTGAACAATGCAACAGCATCTGCAAATCTTCAGTATGCCCCACAGATTAACCCTATTAGTTCTAAGATTCAAGGGATACAGGCTTCGATGGCTGATGCTGCACGACAAGCAGAAGCGCAAAGATTAGCGGCGAATAACCTATCCTTGGACAACGTTAATCAGATAAGAAGACTACAGGATAGCAACAGGGGACGCACGAATGAGACGATGAATACTAGAGGTTTAATGAATTCAGGTATAAATGATTATGCTCAAGGTCAGATTAATGCCTCCGAGGGTGCAGGGTTACGGAATAACCAAGCTCAGTTAGCTCAGACGCTCAAGGGTATTCAGGATTGGTTGAGTGGCGTGCAACAGACCGGACAGGGCAATGTTGCTGACTTAGAGTCTCAAAAGGCCGGATTGTTGGCACAGGTTCCACAGTTGGCGCAGAGTATTTATGATAAGCAACAAAGTGACGCTGCAGCTGCAAAATTTGAGCAAGATCAAGCTATCGCCAAGTTAATGGGCTTTTATCAAGGTGAACCAACGTTGGCAGGTCAGGAATTTACTAGAGCTGGACAACAAGCTGATAGGACTTTTGGACTACAAGAAGGAGAGTTACTTGGTAACTATCAAGGACTTCCAACTTTAGGAAGAGAGAGGATGAATCAGGATGTTAATCAGTTCTATCAAAAACAGGCGCAAGATGAAAGTCAATTTGGTAGATCTAATGCAATAGCTCAACAAAGGGCGAATGTGAATGAGTTTGAGGCAACGGGTAATATGCCTAACGGTAAAACTTCTGCTAATGTTCCAACTCCATTCATGGAAGCCGCTATTAATGCTGGTAACGCTACGGGTGTTGATCCTCTTCTGATTGCGGCTATCGGCAAGCATGAGACAGGCTATGGAACGCTTGGGGCCGGGAGAGAAGGGTATAGTTTGGGTTATGGCTACCCTGCACCGGGACAAGGAAACGCTAAATACCAAGATGCTCCCGGAGAATTTAGTAATCAAACTCTATCGGCTGCTAAACAAATTGCAGGGTATTTAGGAAACAAAGATGTCACATTGGAAAACCTGACTGACTTTATGAATAATAGTTGGAAGCCTGGTGACAGAAATTGGGCGAACGCTGTGTGGAGGGAATACCAACAACTTAATAAGGATGCAACGACTGTTGGGTCTGCTCCTACAAAGAAGTTAACTGGTCCCGAAAGAACAGACGCGGCAACGGCAGACGCAATGGATATTTTGAACCAGTTGGCGAACCAACATAAAACAAGAACTGAGATCATGAAGTTTATCAACGATAATTCCGGAAGGTTTGAGGCAAGCGGGGCAAGTTCGGCTTACCTAAGAGATTGGGCGGACAAGGCTTTTGAATGGGATGGATAGGAGGTAATTAATTGGCTACTAATATGTTTGCGGATCTACTTGATAAGCCAAGTTCTCCAAAAGTAAAAAAGAATATGTTTGCCGACCTTCTTCCTCCTGAACCAAAGCAAGCAAATGTGCAGCCCGAGTTTTATGAGGATACTCCTGACTATACAAAATATCTGACTACTTCACATGCCGTTAGTTCGCCTGTTGTTCAACCTACTCAGCCCTCAACGTGGGATCAAGTAAAAGCAGGAGACATTAAGGGTTTAATTAATCAAGTAGGATTAGGTTTATCTCAAGGACTAGCCAATACAGGGGCAGCAAAGCAGAATGTGGACATTGCTAATATGTTGACGAAGAATCCACTGCCTGGTATGGCCGATATAGGTAAGCAACAACTAGCAGAGATACAAGCTAATCAAGATTATTTAAAAGCGAATCCTGCCGAGTCTCTCCCTGCAATACTTGGGAAAGAAATTCCTAGCCTGCCTTTGTGGATGGCTGGTGAGGGCGCTGTTGGTGCGTTGGGCAAGGGTATAGGCAAATTGTTCCCCTCTGTTATTCCGGCTGCTGAGAAGGTTGGTTCTAAGCTTCCTAGCTTCATTAAAGGCGGATTGACTGACGCGGCGGCTTACGGTGGAGTAGTAGCGCCTACACAGAATATCCAAGAAGGCGGGAGTTTTCAGGATCTTCTTGAGCGAGAGAAGCAGATTCCGAGCATTGCATTAGGCGGTGCGGTGGCGAGGGGAGCGTTTAAGGGAATAGGTGAAGGGGCTAAACTTGGTAAAGATGTACTTGGAGAAGGTGGTTCTCTCAGGCAAGCGTTGGAATTAAGGAAGCTTAATATTCCTGAAATAAAGTCTAATCCTCTCGATGATGTGCAAAACGCTTACAAACCAACTTTTTCTCTTCAAGATATTAAATCTGCCAATCCTGTCAATCGTTCGGTTCAGCGCGGGACAGAGTTAGGAACATTGAGGGTTAGTGATAGGATTACCCCTCAATATAAAGCTAGGCAATCTGAATTGACGGATACGTTCAAGGATCTCCCTATAGGTTCTACGAAGACCCCATTGGCACGTAATACCTTGCAGGAGAACATTGATAGCAGTATGGGTATTTCTAAGCCTACAGAGGTCTATCAGGGCTTAGATGCCTTTGGAAAACCCTTGCAGAATTATAAACTTAACACCGATGCCAAGAATACCATAGCCGAGATTACGGATAAGATGGATAAGAAGGTTCAAGATATAGCTAAATCCATGAGGCAAGCAGATGGGCAAACTAAGGTTGACTCTATCCGTAGTCAGGTTAAGGCTAGAGGTGGTATTAAGCAGGGAAACGCCGACATATTCGAAGAACAGAAAGTCATACCAAACTGGATTCGCAATGATAAGGGCGGCATGGCCCTAGATCAGATGGCAGACGAAATGAAGATGTCAACTGATGAGTTATTGAGGGCTATAGATGATTCGGCGTATAGCAAAAAAGATTATATCACCGAGGCTTATCGTGTAGCGTACAAGGACCCTGAGTATCAGGCGTTGAGCAATACGTTGGACAAGTTGAAGGCTGATTCGCAAGGTAAGGTAAAATTACTTCGTAAGGATAAAATAACCACTCCCGATGATTTCCCATTTCCCATTAAGGATATTCCAATAATTCGTTATCAGAAAGAAGTTGGTCCGGCAACATATTCTGACCTAAGGGGAGGAACTTGGTACAACAGAGTAGACAATGTGCATGGCGAAAACACTGGTTACAATGCCGATGATAGCGCTGTCGGAGGGATGAATAAATTAGCAGAGAATTATACTCCCAAAAAACCATTGTTGGTTAAGGATACGGAATCTGCTGGTGCAGGGGATGCCGCAATCAGGGCGATTAAGGGCGAGAAATATTTAGATGATGTTTATGAGGCATACTTTGATGGGCAGGAATCAATCAAGACATTGCTTGGTAAGTTTGGTATTCCTGAACAAGAAGCAACCCTATTAATGAAACATCCCGAACAGCCTCAAGTCTTATTGGATCGCGTTGGAACTGAGTTGGCGAAACAAAATGGCTACGATTCCATAGTCCATACTACCCCTAATGGATTGTATGCCGAGATTGTCAAGTTAGATAGTTCACCCGGTAGAATAAAGGCTATTGATGGTCCTATCAAGCTCAAACCACGCGAACTAACTCCAAAAACTACACCTGAAATACTCCCAATAGAATCATTTAAAAGACTGAAACCTTCAGGTAGCTTACCTGTAGATGAAGTTCCTAGACCTGTCAAGAAACTTACTCCTGTAGCTAAGGAGAAGTTGATTTGGACTAATAAGGATGGTATAGGGAGTTCTGGTGCAAAGATGAAGGATATTCCTAAGAGGGGAGAAGTTCCCGGTAAGTTGGAGGTTAGGCCTACTGGGGTTGAGGGTGCGAAGATTGGTGATTGGATGGACCCGAAGTTGGCTGCGTCCGTTCATCCGGTGGCTGACAAGGTGATGACCATCCTTGACGATATTGAATCTTCAGCACTTGCACGTATTAAATCTAACAAGGGGAGGATAAGCGCAGGACTTCCGGTGGATACCCTCATTGATTATTCCATATTGGGTGGAGTAAAAATAGCAAGGGGCGCAGTTAAGTTCTCCGTCTGGTCCGCTGAGATGATCAAGGATTTAGGCGATGAAGTTAAACCACATCTAAAAGAAGTATGGGCTAAGGCTAAAGAGCAACACGCCACAATGGTTGATGGAACATTCGAACCTAATATTCCCGCCGGAACAAAGGAGAGAGGATTTTCCAAGAACACAAGGACGGATATAAATAACCCTGATGCCCTAAGAGATAGCTACACCACGGATGCCTTGTGGTATAAACAGTTGGGAAATAAGGATGTAGTGGCGAAAGCTCAGGCTATTTTTGATCAAGGATTTGAATCTGCTAGAACTCAATTGACCGAATTGGCATCACGGATGAAGCCAGAGGCTGTGCCACTTGCTAAAATGCTTTCAAGAAAGGCAACGGAAGATGGTAATATTCTAGGGTCTAGAGAAATAATTGCTGATGTCGCTGAGAGATTAACCCAAGCGGGTCAATTCAGCCAGGCGGCCAAGATATTGAGGGATGCAGATCCCGAAACATTCCTCTTAACCATTGGTAAGCAGTTGAAGAAGTTGAACAAAGAAGGCGCGGAACAATACGGTAAAAAGTGGAGTAATGTCGAATTAACCCCTGATGAATTGACTATGGTATCGAGTATTGAGCGAGGTAATCAAGCGTCTTACGAATCGGCATTTGAACAAATACAGGCGAGAATAGCTAATGAGATGCCTGCGAGTGCGTTTGAGAAGATTAACGCTTGGCGTCACTTGAGTATGTTATTAAACATAAAAACACATGTTAGGAATATTTTGGGAAATGGTATTATGATGGGTATGAGGAAATCCGCACAGAGGGTATCGGGCGTCTTGCAAAAAGTAGCTCTGCCGGAAGCGGAAAGAACTCAGTCGGTGCTTGTTAGTAAAGAATACAAAGGGTTGGCTAATGACTACTTTGAGGCGAATAAAAAGGACTTACTGAGTGGTGCGAATAAATTTCAAGAAGGTATGAGTTTGAGGATGCCCGACAAGAGGGTATTCAGAAAAAGTCGTATTGGAGAAAAGTTTGGCAAGGATATTGATGTATTAGAAAAGACGCGCAAGTTAAATTATAAGCTACTGCAATGGGGAGATAATCCCTTCTACAAGGCGGCCTATGTGGACCGTATAGCGTCATATGCTCAGTCAAAAGGGATAAAGGATTTCTCTAAGTTAGAGCAGGAAGCTTTTGATATTGCGGAACGAGAGGCGCAACAGGCTACTTATAGAGACGCGAGCGTTATTGCTACTTTTTTAAACAAGGTGAAAAGTCCTGAAAAGGGTGCGAGTATCGGGAGGAAGACGGGAGCAGTATTAACCGAGGCGGCACTTCCTTTTACCAAAACACCCATTAACCTGATTAAAAGAGGCATCCAATATTCACCAATTGGTGTAATGAATGGACTGGCTGGAATAAAGTCATCCAAGGGCGCGGTTATTGCAATTGATGAGTTAGCTAAAGGATTAACTGGAACGGGTATACTCGGGTTAGGTTATCTCTTGGCAAGCAAGGGCGTGTTGACCGGAAAGGCCGAGAAAGACATTGACCTAAAGGCGTATAATGCAAATACTGGGAATTCTCCGTTCTCTGTGTTGGGCAAATATAGTTACGACTGGGCACAACCTTTCTCCGTTCCCCTGTCGGTTGGCGTGGAGATATTCAACGCTATCAAGGATAAACCGAATGATATGGCTAGAATGAATGGTCTGATTTCCAAGAACGATTCATCAAAGTTCGAAGAAATGGCACTTACTGCCGCGAATGGAATAATGGAAGGCCTTAACGCTTCGGGCGATGTTGTATTCAACATGAGTATCATGAAGGGCATAAAAACATTGCTTGGTAGTGGTTACAATGGATTCATGGAGGGTATGGCACAGCTACCACAAGGATATGCAACTCAATTTATACCTACACTATCTAGTCAAATAGCAGGTACGATTGATCCTGTTAGTAGGCAAACTTATGTCAAGGGAAGCTTGCCTGGTTCAATGAGGAATGCCTTAGTATCTAGGATTCCAGTAGCTAGTACCACGTTGCAGCCTCGACAGACTCCATTCGGTACAGATATGAAGAAGATTGAGAATCCAGCCGGTAGGGCATTTTCTCAATTCCTAAGTCCTGGTATTATCACCAAGGATCAAGGAATTAACCCTAAAGTGGATTCCGAGTTAAGGAGATTAAACAAAGCAGAAGGGTTATCTAATCAATTACCGACTATGGTTCCTAATTACATTGAAAAAACCCAAAAGCATCCCAAGATCGGATTATCCCCTGAAGAGACAACCCGATATCAGAAGCGTGTGGGTCAGTTAACGTTAGCATCTTTCGGTAAGATCATTAATAGCGGGGCGTATAAAAATGCCCGCGCTAACAAAGCGAAGGGTAAATCTGCTGATGAGATAAAAGCTGATATGCTGGCGACTGCGGTATCTGATGCTAAGGCACTGGCAAAGAAGGAGATATTAAAAGGCAAGGGTCTAAAATAGCCCCTTGCCTAACTTTCTCTTATTATCATTTTGATGCATTGATTTTCCGAGTGTGATAATCCTTAATTGAATCGCCTATATTCGCAAGTATTCCTGTCAAAGCAAGTGTTCCGAAAACAATTATAAGCATAACTGCCAACCAACTTGACCCACCATCCGCAATATAGCTTACTGCAAAAAGAAACATTATGAAAAATATAAATATTTCTATTTCCTCTATGTCTTGTCGAAATATCTTCATGCCAATTGCCCCCTCTTCTTTGTAAATTGTTCCTAATTATATCATACTTTTACTGAAAGGTATCGCTAAGTATGATATAATAATAGTGGGCTAGGAGGCATCCGAACGAGAGTAACCCTACTCTCTGCCCATTTTAATTTTAGGGTAAATGCTGAGGGGGCGTTAATTTTTATGGGAAAAACTAAGACATGTTTCCAATGCAAGAGGGATCTTCCTGCCGATAGACTCCACTTCTATATAGCAAGCCATACTAAGGATAAATTCCATTCCGCGTGCAAGGAGTGTGAAGGTCATAAGTTTTCCAAGCCTAAGCTGGTTGAAAAAGAAGGGCACAAAATATGCACAAAGTGCAATAGGGAACTACTTGCTACTTTACTTTACTTCGAGAAGTCATCCGATTGCAGATACGGAGTTTCATCCATATGTAAGGAGTGCAGAGGGCGAACCTTTATGATTCGAGAGCTAATACCAGTAATTGATGGGTACAAGGTGTGTAACATATGCCGGGTTAATCTTCCGAATACGAAGGAGTATTTCTACAGTAGTGGTAGCGCATTAAGGCCTGACTGCAAAGAGTGTGAGAGCAAGAAAATCAAGGCTTACTATGTTGAAAATGTTGAACACAAAAGATGTTATGCTAGGGATTGGTATCAAGGACATTGTTCCAATAACGAAGAGTACAGGATTAATAACTCTGTTAGAGCTAAGAAACATAGGATAGCTAACCAATATACTGATCGGTATAAGACTTCTCAGAACATTAAATCTCAAAGAAGGAGATCGCTGAAGAACAAATTGATAAGCACCCTGACCGCTAAAGAATGGACAGCTATAAAGCAGGATTTCAATAACACATGCGCCTATTGTGGTGAGAGAGAAGTTTTAACTCAGGATCATTTTATCCCTTTAAAGGTTGGAGGGGAATACGCAATAACTAACATAATTCCAGCATGTAAGAGTTGCAATAGTCAAAAGAGCGCCAAATTGTTTTCCTCATGGTATCCAACCTTCAAGCACTACACCCACGAAAGAGAAGCTAAAATACTCTCCTACCTAGGATACGTCAACGGACACCAACAACTCTCCCTACTCTAAACCCCAAGACACCATAAACCCATGGTGTCTTTTTCTATACAAAAAGGAGGAACCACATGGATCACTTCGACAACGCATCCGGCCCCGAACAACGGTACCGCAACGACCTATTCAACGAACTACGCACCCAATCCTCCCTGCTAACCGAACTAAAAGAGCAAAACTCCCTACTCAAGGACATAATCAAACTCCTATCAACTCCAAAACCTGACCAACCAAAAGTGGTAAAGCGTGTTCCAGCCAAGAAGAAAGTCGATGCAATAATTAAGAGGGGGATTTAGTATGACAATACATTTAGGTGATGAATTCGGTAATGAGTACAATAAGAGTAATCCTGTGCCGACTTCTATTACTGGGAGTTTAGCAAATGATTTAGGGTTATATTTAGACGGCACGGTTATTGCTGCGGGCGCAACACTTTATGGTGATTGGATTAATGATCTTGATTGGGTACGCCATATAGTTTTGTTTGTAAAAACAGATCAAACATGCACGATACTTACCTCTCGTAAAAACAGAGCGTCAGTTGAGGCAATTGCAAATATTTTACTTGCCTCAACAGGTTTAACAGGTGGTAGCGTGGTAAGATTTACGTCTGCCGCTCCACCTGTTAGTTTACTTGGTTATAGTGCTAAATTTGGTATAAATAATATTGGTGCAGTGCCGACAGTGGTAGCGCAGCTTTATGTTCAATTATTAGGATTATAAGGAGGGTATAAAATGAATGATCTTTTTGAAAAATTAGGGAAAAACAATCTATTGGACGGGGACAACATTATCCTTGAAAGGTATGAAGGGGGTAACACTCAAACCGTCAACAAGGATATTTTTTTAGTTTTTTTCGGTGATGTTTCAGAGAGCCCAACATATGAGGCATTATCTGGAAATCATACGTTTTTATGGGGAGATCCGCCTCAAAGTTTAACTTACAATGCTACGCAGTTAGGTTATCAAGGATATTTTGACCAATGGCATGAATTGGGTATAATTTAGACCTTCGCTAAAAACTGCATTTTATAATGGGGCACTCTAGAAATAGAGTGTTATTTTCCTATGGACATAGAAAGTGGGTGTTCTATTGAAGAAACCACTAATAATCGTCTTAATAATCATCTCATTTTTCTCATCACTTTTTCTATTCATTCACAGCAGGGGTTCACCTTCGATCAAAGTCATAGGCAATAACAACGTTTCAATTATCGGAGATAACAACTCAATGGGTGCTGAGAGGATAGACTTGAATAGGGCGTCACAGGAGGCCCTAGAATCACTCCCAGGGATCGGGAAAGTGTTGTCGGCGCGGATTATACAAGGTAGACCATTTAAGGACCTCCAGGACTTAGGGAGGGTAAAAGGTATCGGTGATAAGACGATTCAGGGGTTGGAAGGGAAAGTAGTGGTCCAGTAAAATTTAGGAGTTGGTTGAGTAAATGGATGTTGCAACAATTGTAGAGGCATGTATCAGATTAGGAGTAATCCCATCATTGTTCATATACTTATTATTCGACACTAGAAAAGAGCACGCTGAGCAGATAAAAGAAGCCCATGACAGGGAACGGCAACTCATGGAGAGTCTAGCTAAATCAGACGGTGTTCTTGAAAACTTCGCTGCCAGCCTTAATAAGATAGGTGAAACGCTCAATGGCATGGACAGAAGCCTTAGTTTCCTGCAAAAAGATGTTGAAAATTTGAAGAATGCATAGGAGGTAGGCATGCAACTAAGAACACAGCGAATCAAATACGTTGATTTGCATCACACAGCCGGGCATGAACCAAATACCCAAGCCATCAGAGAATACCATGTCAACGTTCGTGGCTACGGTGATATCGGTTATAACTCAGTTATTGAGCCAAATGGCACAGTTGGAGTAGGACGTGATACCAAATGGGCCGGCGCACATGATCCCGGCATAGTCCCGGGAGAATCCTATCCCATGAATCAACTTGCTTATGCAATTTCACACATAGGCGACTTCATGGAAGAAGAGATTAGCGAGGTTCAATTTCAAGCGTCTATAGCTGAGTGTGTGAGGGTTTGTAAGCTCTACAATATCCCATCAAGTGGTGTAAGACGGCATAGCGACCAATACGCTACAGATTGTCCAGGGGATAATTTCCCTTACAAAAGATATATCACAGAGCTGGACAAAAGGTTGAAGGGTGGTGATGAAGTGTTAGAAGTAGCAATCTTAAAGTTTTCCGCAGAAGATGAATGGGCTGCAAAAGATATCGATGCCAAACTGGGAGGAGTGGCAAACTTTACGAGGCAGGGGGCTGGTAGGATTATTCCGAAGGACGCGATGGCAGCGAAGCGTTTGATTGTTGTTGGTGGTCCTACTACAAATCATCCCAATGAGGTCCTTTTAAGCGGAAAAACGAAATTTGATACAGCCGTAGTGGTTGGAAAGTATTTGGGTTGAGAAAGGACATTTTATGGATGAAGATTATGTCGAACAGCGTGAAGTGATTGAAATGAGTGATGTTATCAAATTAATGAAGGATTGCAATGACATCAATAAGCGCTTCATGTGGGTTATCGCTATTGCGTTAATATGCTTCACAGTTATGGTAGGTAGCCTTGCCGGGTTCTATTTTCTTGGGAATAACCATTCAGGTGTAGATCAAAAGGCAGTTCAGTCCGATGGGCGGCAAGAAGTGTATCAGAGTATCATAAAATAACCCTATGGTAAGGGGTGTTGGCAATTAGGAAAGAATATCGTTGTAAGAAATGTAATAAATTATTGGCGATCGAGGTAGACGGACAACTTCAGATCAGGTGCGTCCAGCGCGGGAAACATACTGACGGACACAAATGCGACACAATTTTAACTATTCCACTAAATAGGATAATGTAGACTTCGCGGCGCTCCTTTATTTTAGGAAAGGAGATAAAATATGCTAGATTTACTAATGCCAGAAATTTCAGCAACTGCAGGTAATTACAGCGATGGCGTGGTAATAGGGAATATCGTGCGTTCTAATATTGTTGGAGCGTTTACTAGTTCCGTAATCCTTGATACAATATACGCATTGAGAAAAGAAAGTGTAGTTAGCGGAGAAAATGTAGGGGATCAGTTCTTGGATGTATCAGCTAATGCTATAGGTAATGTAGTGAATGGATTTAGCGCACTATCCGGTTTAGAATTATGGTTATCATCTATAAAAGATATTTGCGAAATATATGTACAAATAGATACTCCAGGCGTGTACACGGGAACTATGTCTGTCCAAGAAAGCATAGATGGAGAAACCTTGGTTGACGTTGGAAATTTAGTCGATGGTTCAGATGGTTTAAGAGCATCAGCAGGTATATACAAAATAAGTTTTGACGATAACGATAACCGAAAGGCAATATCTCCGTTTTTCGGAGCGACAAAAAGGAAGTATATTGTCATAAGTAGGAGTTTGACAAGTTCCCCCCAAACCCCACTTTTAAGAAGATTATGGTTAGCTTGTTCTGATAATTCAAAGGAGTATTTAGATTTTACGGATGCTGAAAACCAAGATCTTGCAGATCCTATAGATCAATCTTTTGTAGATTTAACCGTAATACCGAATATAGACGCTGACACAAACTTAGGTTTTTCCGGATTAACTATGGGATTTGATAGAACTGATTATCGAGCAGTAGATAATACGTCCATTGTGCCTATTCATGAGTATTATGCTAGTGATGAGACGTGGAAACCTCTGCAAAATGTTGTTGATCCATCTAACTTTCATACAATTGGACCAACTAATTACGGTGATCCTACTGTACTTACTAAAGTAAGGTGGACTGTCCCGACAGATTGGACAGCTAAGCCCCTTACGTTCGCACCTTCAATAACACCTGTTACAGCATATTGGTACAGGAACCGAATGGTCTCGATAGGTACGTACACCTTATATGCTACTCCGTTATGGCGAGCTAGGTCGTTGTCATTTGGGAGTAGTCTGGCTTATGGTATATTTCACGCGAAAGCAAGTAGTTATTCATATGTAACGTTTGAAATTGGCATAGCGAGTACCGCGGACATGATTGTAGCCTTCGTTAATGCAATCACTGGTCAGTCAAGAAGCGTTACGATACCTCAAAACACATCTTCAAGTGGCTCAGTTACCGGGGGAAGGTTGGATTTTGTAACTCCTTTGGAAATTGGGGCAGGTCAACATTTACTAATTTCTCATATTTCAGGATCTGGTAATTTGCAGGATGTTCAATTACGAATAGGTTAGTTTTCATAAGTCTCCCGAAATCCTTCGAGATTCAAAGATTGCATTAAGGGAGGTAATAATATTGCTTGATCTACGCTTGCCCGAAATATCGGCAACATCTGGGAGTATGAGTGACGGAGTGTCTATTGGAAATATCAATAGAACTCAGCCGGTAGCGGCATATAACAACTTACTATTGTCAACGGAAATATTTGCTTTAAGAAGAGATACAGGAACAAGCAACATCTTTACAGATTTGTCGTCAGAAGCCATAAGTGAGGTTGATAATTCATTCCTTCCGTGGGGTGATGATGCTACATTCTCATCAGGAGATGAGATATGGATTGCCGACGGAGAAAAGAATATCAATGAGATTTATGTACAAATTACAACTCCTGGGGTATGGACAGGAACCGGATTAAGTGTCTTAGAGAGTATAGATGGAGATACGTTAGTTTCTGTGGGAAACTTAGTAGATACATCCAACGGGATGAGAAATGCAGCAGGGGTATACAAGATATCATTTGATATTAATTTAGCTAATAGAAAGTCCATCGCACCATATTTTGGTGCAACAAAACGAAAGTATGTAGTCTTGAGGCCTAACGGTCTTACATCTAAAACAACTTCTCCTAAATTAAGGAGGATATGGACCACTAGCAGCGAAGGTGCTAATGAATGGACAGACTACACAAGCATGGTTACTGCAGACTTAACGAATTCTGATTTTGGTTCCATAGCTAATAATACAATTTTCCCCGTCATTGGTAGTGAGTCAAGAATTGGTTACTCAGGATTAACAATAGGGTTGTATGATGCTATATACAGGGGTATACCAAATAACTACAGTGTAGTTAGGGAATATTTAGCGTCTGACGACACATGGAAACCTCTACCTGACTATGTTGATCCGGGTAATAACTTCACAACAGTGTCAACTACGTATAGCGCGACTCCTACCTATTTATACAAGAAGTGGTCAATTCCCTCGGATTGGGCAGCCAAAACCCTTACGCTTCCTCCGTCTACAACCCCAATTACAGCATATTGGGTGAGAAGGAGAATAACAGCCGTTTCGACCTATGGTCCCATACCTATATACTTGTATCGTAGGAGGTCGTTGTCTTTTGGTGCAGGGTTAGCTACGGGGATATACTTTAAGAATGCCGTATCGTTTAGTTATGCCACATTTACCATAGGTGTTCCATCGTCCACAAGTATGGTACTGGCCTTTACTAATGCCATCACTGGAGTTAGTAGAAGCATCACAATTCCTCAAGGTACAACTGATTCAGGAGCCTTGACTGGAGGGCGACTAGACTTCGCTTCACCGCTCACAATTGGACCCGGTGAGCATCTTTTGATCAGCCATATTTCAGGAACCGGAAATATACAAGACATGGAGCTCCATTTAGATCCTCAGTAATAAATATTGGAAGAAGTCGCGGGGGCAAGGCACAAAGCCAAGCTATTACATTATGGGGTAACTAATTAAATATCTTTACGCAGGTCTCGAACCTCTGAATTAAAAGGGGGTTTTTTCTTTGAAGAAAGGTTTTTTGACCGTAGCATACCCGCAAAATGCAACAGAACAGGCAGCGGTACCCGTAGGACAGTTCGCTATACTTCCTGGTGAAAGTGAAGTCAAACAGAAATCAGCCACAGGCGAGATATCATCGGTCGGAGGTGGAGGAGTTGGAGGTAAAGCACAACTCACTACTGCTGGCAGTAATGCCTTAACCTATTCCTTGCACAACGGAAAAGAAGTTCACTGTGAGGCAGGGGTAACAGCCGTTACAATGGCATTGGCTGATTTCCAAGTAAGTGGAGAGAATATCTTTGGTTCGTTTTATCTATTCAACTATACCGGTTCTCCATTGCCACTTAGTTTAACTGGTTTGTGGTTTGGAGGTATCAGTGAGGATGGAGAATCAGCAAACGACTTATTCGGAGCAGGAACGTTAGTAACAATTCCTCATTCCATGAAAGCATTGGTTATATTCGATGCCGATAAGTATGTAAGGGCTTCAATTTTAGGTAGTGAAGTAACGCAAACCGAACTCAATTCAAAGCTAACTAATATTGTTTCTGCAACCGATAAAATATTAGGACGTTCCACAGCTGGAGCAGGAGCAATTGAGGAAATAACTTGCACCGCAGCAGGTAGAGACATACTTGATGATGCTGATGCAGCAGCACAAAGAACTACTCTAGGACTTGGAACATTGGCTACTTTATCAACGGTAGGTTCAACCAATATCACAGATGATGCTGTAACAAATGCAAAACTAGCTGATATGGCTGCAAATACCATTAAAGTTAATGCAACAGCTAGTGCGGCTAATCCAACAGATGTTACTCTTGCTGCTAATCAATTCTTAGCAAGATCAAGTATAGGTAATGTCACAGCATTAACATTAACAGATACAGCCATTTCACTACTTGACGATGATAATACAACGGCAATGAGAACTACTTTGGGACTTGGTGCACTTGCGACCAAAAATACAGTCGTTTCAACTGATATGTTCGATGGGATCGCAATGAGAAGGAACGAACTTAAGCGCAGACTTCCTAGGTGGAGTTCAACTGTTCTTGCAGTCGATTGTAATGGAGATTTTACCGACTTATCAAACGCACCAACAACTCTTACAACTACAGGTACCGTTGCATTTGTAGCTGATACTAACGGAATTGGTACTCAAGTAGCAGACTTTGCAGGTGCTAGTAATTCGGTAACAGAAACTGCAATAGATTTAAATGGTCATTCGTTTTCGTTAGCATGTTGGTACAAAAAAGCTGCAGTTGGGGATTTCGGGTATATTATAGGGCAAACAGGTGCGGGAGTCACTAATAACACAATGCTGTTTGGGTATAATGGAGTGGCAGGAACTTTTAGTCTTGTATTTTGGGGGAATGACTTAAACTACACATCTGCACCGAACGACACGAATTGGCATCATGCAGTTGGAACTTACGACACGTTGACTAATATCCAGGCTTTGTATATTGACGGTGTTTTAGTTTCAACGAGGACTTCCACATCAGACTTATTATCTAATAAAACTATATATATAGGTCGTTCGGAAAGTAATGGAGAATGGGGAGGACTTGTTCAACAAGCAGTTATTTGGGATAATACTGTCTTGACGTCTTCTGAAATTGCTTCACTCTATTCAAAGGGTGATTTAACATCATTTGGACAGTTAGCGAATACAAGCAGTAGTGTAGAATCATTTTTGCTAAATACAGGTATTGCTAAATTATGGACTCCTAGCGACTTAACTCGTGCAATTGATATTGATTTCTCAAGCGCTCCACTTGGAACATTGACTACCATAACAAATACTGGATCGCTTGGTGGAAATGCAGCACAAGCAACAGGTTCAAGGCAACCAGTGATAATAACGGATTTAAATGGAGTTAAATGTTGCTCGTTTGATGGAGTAGACGATTTTCTAGAGAGTAGTATTGCATGGCCGCTTGGTACTCACTACGCATTATTTGCAGTTTATAGATACGTTGCAACTGGTCAAAATAAAATGATAATATCAGACGTTCACACACCAGATGGTAATATTAGTTATTGTATGGGTTTTGACAATGCGACCGGAGAACATACTTCAACCGCAAATTCCATTGGTGGCGCGCACTTCAATGGTTCTTGGAGAGCTGGGGCATCTACCGGATACACAGCAGGTAATTTCGGATTCCACTTTGCGCAGTATGACGGCGTAAACATTGCAAATAAATCAAATGGTGGGACTACTGTAAATACAGCCCAAGTATCAGACCCGGCAGGTGCACAAGCAACACTCACAAGAATAGCAGCAGATTGGAACACATCTACAGTGGACTATGCAAATGTGCGCATATTTAGAATATTAGGATTTGTAGCAGGTGCTGGTCTTTCCTCCGATACTATAGAACGGCTAGAAGGTTGGGCAGCTTGGACTCACGGACAGCAATCATTACTTCCCGCAACGCACACATACAGGTATAAAAGGCCCCTAGCCTAGTTAAATAAGGCTGTCATTCACTGGCAACCTATTCTCTCACAAAGGTGGTGGTGCAAGTGAGAAGCGGAACTCCAATTATTTTTTACCCACAGAATACAACAGAACAAGTGGCAATTCCTACGGGGTCGTTGGCGTTACTATCTGGAGAAACCATAACAAAGGTGAAACTAAGCGATGGAACATTTATCCCTTTAGGTGGCATAACAGACATTACTGATTTTGGTAGAGACTTGATAGACCTTCCGAATATAACCGAATTAAAGATATTGTTAGGTACGGCTACAGCATGGCAACCGACGTCATTGACTAGGCGAGTAGATGTTGACTTTACTAGCGCAAGCCTTGGCGCAATTTCTAGTATAGCTAATGCCGGATCACTTGGTGGAGACTTTGGTCAAACAACGTCCTCGAAACAGCCTACAGGAGTTGACTTTTTAACGTACAGAGCCGCATCATTTGACGGAGATGATAGCCTTTCTGGTTCAACAGCGTGGTTAGTCGGTGCAAATTATGCTTTTTTTATTGCGTTTTCTTATGATCCAGACCCTCCGGAGCAACAATATTTATACAGCGGACATCCCATAACTGTCAGGGCAGCTCATTCTGTTGGCTCTAGGAATACCACAGGTAATCTCGTAGGGCCTGCCCACAAGTCAAGCGATACATGGTATGCAGGTAATGGTAGCACGGCTAATTACGGCAACATTGATTTTGTGTACTGTTCTTACGATGGATCGAACTTTCATACAAAATTCAACGGTAGCATTGATTCTATAGTATCTAATACAGCCGTTCCGGACACAGGATATAATACCGTTGGTGCTATTGGAGCGGCCAACATAGGCAGTGAATATGCCTATAATCTTAAAGGTAAAATTTTCCGAGTGATAGGATTTAGCTCTCATCAATCCGACACAGACATTGCGAAAATGGAGGGTTGGGCTGCATGGAACTTTGGTAGAACTAGTATGTTACCTGCTAACCATCCCTACAAAAATGTTAGACCAATAGTATAAGGCGGTTCTAAATGAGCCGCCTATCTCTTTTAAAGGGGTGATATCATGAAAGTATCTAAGGATTGCAAGGAGTACGAAACTAAGCACAAAAAAGAACTTCTGAAAATGTCTAAGTCCAATCTTCGTCATGGAATAGAGACCGTGAAGCTTGCTAAAGAAGAAGCAAAGGCCGCCAAGCCCGGTAAGTCTACTAAACCAATGAAGCCCACGAAGCCCATGAAGATGGGCAAATATTAGGAGGTATTTATGATACTAGAACGACTTAGAAAACCTGCATTGGCAATAGCTATTTTAGGTTCCGTGAAATTGGTGACTGACACGTTTGGGATATCAATATTAACCAACGAAAGCATTAACGCTATCGCCAATGGTGTTGCTGCAGTCGCTACTATTGTGGGTATTCTGATTAATAGGGATGCGGTACAGTAGAGAGTATGATATACTAAATAATGTGTAGTGGCGAAATAGGTAACCGCTTCTCTAAGGAGATTTATCCGAGCCGAAATATGCCTCCTCTTAGCTAGGGAAATTAAAGCGCAACGGCATGTATGGTGCAAATCCATACCTACACAAGCATCCGTACTCCGGTAGGCCGGAATAAGCTGATGACTACATCTTGATATGCATCCATGAGTAATCCTCTGCCTTTAATTAGGTGGAGGATTATTTTTATGCCCAAATATAGGAATTAATAAGGTATTCACTTCCTGTACATTGCGCTATATTAGTGTTATAATAGTGCTAGGTGGTGATTTGATGAAAAGGGTTAACTTGTACATCACGGATGATCAAGAGAAGTGGCTCAAGGATCAGGTGGAAAAGTCTGGATTGTCAGGGGTATCCGAACTAGTTCGTAGGATTTTCGATAAGGAGATGAAGGAGGATAAGTAATAATTTGGATGTGCAATAGAAAAAAGCTGTTTGACTTTAGCGGATACAAGATTATTGGAAATATTCATGACGACACTGAATTATTGGTGATTTGGAAGGAGAAAATAACCGAATGAAAGAAAATAAGGAAGCGATTAACTTAAACACTCCCGACTATCTAAAGGGATTGCATGACGGTTATATAAAAAATCGTACAGATTACTTCGAGCAATACGGAAATTTAGTAGCGGAACTAGATAGCCAAGTTCCAAGACAGTATATTATTAAGACGGAAACAAAAAGCGAAATGTACAGAGCGTTGAAAGCGTGTGAATATTATTTATGTAGAATGTCATTTGTTGACGAGGAATTATTAGAGATGGTTCGAAATGCGTTAAGGGAGGCGGATGGCAAAATATGAACTGTCAATCCTGCAACGAACCAACTAAATACATCCTTGGACTATGGGATGGATCAAACGGAACTCATGGCGCAATATTCGACTGCCATAATCTAAGCTGTGAAATAAACAAGAATAGGTTACAGGAAGCTGATCGTTCCGAGGAAAATAGAAATAAGGTCATTGATGAAAATGCGAAGAACGGTATATTCATGGAGTTAATCAAAAGCAGGAGGAAGTCGCTACTTATCACCATTATGAAGATGTCGCGATTATTAGGCATATCTCCTGAAACGTATAGCGATTATGAAATGTGCCGGGTTGCGCTGCCTGTGGAGATGGTTGAGAGGATTGAGGATGTTTTTAGGGATAAGTACAGGGAAAGCATAGAAGAGAAAACATTTAAGGAGGCTTTCGGAGAAAATGAAGGCTAAATACCAGCACTACAAAGGTGGTATCTATATTCTCATTGGCTGTGGTAAGCATACTGAGAGTAGGGAATAATTAGTTGCTTATACGGACAAATATGGGGAGCTGCATTTTCGACCAAAGGATATGTTTACCGAGAAGGTTGAGGTTGACGGGGTGATGGTGGATAGGTTTATAAAAATATTGTAGGGAGCTAAGAGGGATGAATGGAAAATGTTTTGTGTGTGGAGGAATGAATAATAATATCAATAGGAGTCCTAACGTACGCATACATAAGGGATACGTATGTGATGTCTGCATTGCTGACTATATTCACAATCCTGTGATAGAAACTCAATCCAGTGATGCTGTCACATACTTTAAATCTAAACAGAAAAGCCATTGGCTAGTTAAATTGTTTTTCAGAATATTAAGTAAGGTATAAAAAGTAGGGTTGTGAAGAGGGATGGGAGAAAAAGAAATTCTCTTAAAAATAAACGAACTTATCAGAAAAGCTGAAGACGGAGACATAACAATAAAGGATGCTCATTATGCCATAAAAGTTATAATGCCTAGTGACCAACAAGTAAAAGAATATTTCACACTTTAATAGCACAAACAAATACCCTCCAACTCGGAGGGTATTATCTATTTCAAAGGAATAAATATATTCATCACACCTAACGTTGTTATCTCTCTGTCGCCATAGTAGGTAGTGAAAATAGTTCCAAAATAAAGATCCTTGGATGTTGTCGTAGAGCTTATCAAGGGATTACCGAAGAGAGAGACTAGGCTGGACTCTAAGCCTGATGTACTGCGTTCCATTACCTTATCCTTAGCCCATAATACGTAATCACTTCTAGGTGGGTTTGTGGCTGCCATCACAACTAACACCACAGCTAATATCGCTAATCTTTTCATCGTCCATCTCTCCTTTGCTCAAAATTATTATTACCTAAAAACGAACAATTATGCAAAACGAAACCCTCTAATCATTACGAAAAGAGGGTTTTTTAGCCTGGCTAATCGGTCACTGTATCGATCGTTCTTTATATCGGTCACTGTATCGGTCGCCATAAACGACTGATGTACAAGCTAAAATACGCTAAATACCTATTATTTTTCTAGGAAAAAGAGGGTTAAGGTGGAATGATTAAGGATTCTAAAGGACAAGCAAGGGGTGATTATTTTAAGTACCTTATGGGATCGACGGCAACCCCCTCCTTCCTGACCTCAAAGTGTAGGTGCGGACCCGTTGATATACCCGTACTTCCACAACTACCAACTCTTGAACCTGCGATTACGGGATAACCAACTTTCACAGATAACCCACTTAGATGACCGTATAAAGTCTCGACTCCATTTCCATGATTCACAATAATCATATTTCCATAAATATCATCCCAACAAACCTTAATTACGTCTCCCTCCCAATACGAAGTTACGGGAGTTCCTGCGTTGGCGGCTATATCAATTCCATGATGATCCACGCCATTGAAGTATTTTGTTATCTTACCTTTCATTGGTAGTTCATTATTACCTTGACCAATATTTGATATTTTTTCAACCGTTCCTTGAATTGAATCTATCCTTGCGTTTAATCTTTTTAGGGTTGGAGTAAGGTCCTGCATAGTAGTCAACAACCCCAACATAATAGCCACCATTGCCACTAAATTGGCTAGTTGCTTTCTCTCTACGGCAATAAGGATTACATAGGCCACAAAAGACGCTACCGCAATAAATAGTATATGAAAAATACATAAAGCCACATCACATCACGCCTGCCGTAAATTCGAAGAACTTCTTGAGCAACTGCCACGCTACGGCTACTACCGAAAGGATAGCGACAATTATAGTTGCTGTTCTTAACATTCCTGCGACCTGCCCCTTATTTACTGCTCCTAATATTAACTCCCCTAACCAAGATCCCACACCAAGCATAACTAAGATGATAATTACGAATCCCGGCTTACCTGGTCCGAATACCTCCCTTGCTGCTTCTGCCATTTAAGCATTCCTCCTTTATTTGATCTAACGAATAAACACGAAATTCAAGATTATGGACATTCTCTTTATCAATTTTCTCCTTGATAGACTTAACTCTTCCGGTAGTCACCACAATAATAGCAGGGAATCGCTTGGATAAAGGAACCCACCATTGATTCATATAGGCCCCTGAACCAAAAAGATCGTTGTATTTTTTAACCTTCTTGGAAAAATCATTTCCGCTTTTACCAATATCCATTTCGACGAAATAGAAATACATAGCATCTTGCCATAGATTATTTATCCCCACAAAAGCATCCGGTCGAATAGTCTTGTAATCCTTAATCTCCCTGTCAAAACAATGAAGTTTTTCCATATTGGAGAGAGTTGTGTTTATCCAAGTGAAGACCCATGACACGCCTAGAACATGCTCTAATTGACCCGGCCTACGATCTAGGTAGTAATGATATGGTTCACCTAGTCTTAGTCTGTCACGATTGATTTTAGCGTGTGGTGGAGTGGACAAGATAGTTAGTCGACGCTGAACTATACGTAGGCAATTACCCTTGAATAAGAGAAGGTGAACCATATCTGTGGTTAAGACTGTTTGGGATTCTAGCATGTCGATTAGCTCCCTATCGCGGCGACAACATTTTGCGTGGTTGTTCAATCTTTATCAACTCGCTTCGTGCAATCATTGGTCTATTGTTATAGAGTTTTATCGCTTCGTCTGGTTCCAGTAATAATGTTTGGACTTCTAATTTATCAAGACCACATTTATAGATAGCCCTGCCTTTTATTGCAGGGAGGTGTGCCGCCTCATCGCTGTCTAAGATCATCCTGGAGTTAATTATATCGGCCACAACAAAACATATCCTTCCGAGAAACATTGCCTTTAGATCACCAAACTTTTCAAACACTTTGGAGGATGGTCTCTGCGTGGCTGCAATTACATGTACTCCAACAAATCTCCCCATCCTTAGAAGCCTCCATAAGCTGTCTTGTGCATCTTCTGGCAAGTCTGCCCACTCATCTATAATTAGGACTATATAGGGCATCTGGTGGCCTTTCTCATGGTATTTTTTTATCTTAGCGCATGATGCCGACTTTAGAATCTTCTTTCGCTTATCCATCTCTTTATTCAGTGACTCGAACAAACCCTTAACCTGACTCATTTCATCTACTACTAAAGCCATTTCATTAAGATAGTCAAACTCAGTCGATTTAGGGTCAATGATAATCAAGTTGGTGTCCGGTCTGTAAAGGAGGATTGAGTTTGCGATAACATGGAGTTGATTCGATTTTCCATAGTTCGTTTCCCCGGCTGTTAGTAGGTGCGGATACTCCACAAGGTCCCTGACTATTAATCCTTTGGCGGATATTCCTATCGGGATAGGTAATTCCATCTTGGAGTATTTAGTGTGATCGAAAAGAGAATATGGGTATTTCTTTTTAAGTTCTTCGGTTATTACCTCCATCGTAATTGCCTTGCCATGCTTTTCTATGTGGACGGAACCACCTGTAGCGTCTGAAAATAGATTAGTTTTCTTCTGGAAATCAGTAAACCCGGTACCAGGAGGAAGATAAATAGTAAACGTCCACACTTCTCCTTTTTTTGACTTGTGGATAATCAAGGGTTTAAGCTCATCCTTGGAGTATAAGGCGTTAATGCAATCCTGAACCGCAGCGTGAGCATCATTCCCTTTTCGATGCAACCAAAGTGATTTAAGTTGGTCCCTTACTTCCTCTATTGCGTTTTGTTGCTTCATCCATCAATCCCCTTTCTATCAATACTTTCCTAAGTCCGTCTCTAATCATGTCGGCTAGTTCTCCTTCTTCAAAGCTAAGACACATAATAGCTTGCCGAATATCCTTATCCCTCTTTCTTAACCTTGCCCTAAGGATTGATATATCTTCCATTTGTGTACCTCCTGGGTAATCGTTGTGTTACATAAAGGTATGGCGCACAACTCGTCCAATATTACTGTTAAAATTAGACAAAAAAGAACCAGACATATTATGTCTGGCTGAATATTCTCCTCCACCACGGATTATTGCGTTGTTGTTGTATCACTTTAATATCATTGAGTCGTTGTATTACCTCATTATCCCTGTTCTCTACGTCCTTATATCCATCTTCGACCTTCTTGTGGAGTCCTGTAAACCCTTCATTAAACTCTGCCCTCATATCCTCAATTTCCTCTTGTAGTTGAATGATAATTCGGTTCTGCTTAGTAATTTCTTCGAGGAGGACGTGGCGGATAGTATGCGCTAAATCTTCTTGTTGCGTTGCCTCTGTGCTGTTGTCCGGTTCTTGCGTAACAATATCGGTTGTTACGTTAATTCCATACATTTTGTCTAATAGCTCTACTATTTGATCGTGGTCTAATTTCCTGACATATGATGCCTTAATAACATTCAATATCTCCACGGTGGATGATTTCTCAAACTTAGTCGTTTTTCCTTCTCCCTGGGTTCGAAAATATTGGAGGTAAACATCCTTGTAATATCGACAGGTACTTATGTTTATGTCAGTAAGTTCGGAGCATTGTTTAAGTGTTAGATACACGACTTATGCACATCCTTTCTGTGGATAATATCCTCGCGCATATTATTAATAAGATCACTCTTGTAAGAGTATTTCTTGTGGAGAAAGATTCTTTCGGGGTCCCCGTAAAATTCTTTCGGGGAGGGGGAAAGATTATTTCGGGGTTGTTGATAACTATTGTCTTTCCTTCATCATCATTTCGTAGAGGGTATCAGGGCTTATTAATCCTTCTTTTACGGATCGTTCAAGGTGTTCAGTTACCTCCGAACAAAGGAAATACATTACCTTCTCATCTCCCGGTATCCCGGCCTTTACTATCCATATGTAACCCCGTTCTTCTAGCCACATCATGCCAGCTGTAACGCTTGGCCTTGATAACTTAGTTAATTTCAGGAGTTGTGGCATGGCTAGGTAGTCCCCAACCTTTTCCCACCCCCAGCATTTCCTTATAAGGGTAAAATAGCATTTAAGAGCAGCTAAGTTTGTTATCTCTGGCATAAGTTGGTCGAACACTATGTTTGGCACTTCTGTATAGTTTTTTTGCGGGCGCGGCAATTTGAACACAATAAAAAACTCCTATCAAACCAAATTAAAGGATGACAGGAGCAAAAATGTGTTTTATACTAAATTAAAGCACATATAGATTCCTGTCTAGGGCCTCTTCGAACATCACTTTGGCGGTGGGTAGTTCGGAGAGGTTTTTCCTTTTCTCCCTAATTCGACAGGTTCAATCTATTATCCTATCTAGCTGAAAAAATAAGCAACAAACTCATAGAGATACCGAGGGTCGAGTATAGTTAGTTCATCATCCACTACTATCCACTTAAAGAACCCTGCTAAATCTCGTTCAATAATCATTTGAAAAACTTCCTTTCTTGTCTTATGATACAATACATTTTCCCTGCTTTCAGTTGGTCTTCATAACCATAATTACGACTATATATTTCCTTATATTTAAAAATGCGCAAAGAAAAGCGAGTATCCGTTGTATTACGATTGGATACTCGCCAAAATATTCTATCTTGACTTCATTTTCTTGATTGACTCTAAGAGTTCGCGCAGGAAGATGGGGTCTATTTGTTCTATCGCTAAATCACGCGCCAGTACAGCATATGCTAGGCTCTCAGGCTTACTAAAGAATTCTACTATGTCAGATGGGGGGTCGTATCCCGTTATCCTAGTAAGTGATTCCAAGGAAACAGCAGCATCGTCCATAAAAAAATAGGTATTGGCATTAAGCGCCTTGGCTATTCTCTCTAATGATTTCATTGCGGGGCGCTTTTTTTCATTCTCAATATCACTTAAATAAGGGGTAGACAATCCGCATTTTTTAGATAAATCAGAGAGTGTCATTTGTCTCAATTCTCTAACGTATCTAAACTTTTCTCCGTAATTCAATTACAACACCTCCGATTTATCATATAACTAATATGCTTCGCAACCCTATTACTATACCCCGTTTATTGATACCACAACACGGTAAAATATACCTCTTAGCTATATGATAAATTATTTCATAAACTATTGACTATTTATCTATTAGCGTATAGAATATGCGTATGGAAGAAATTATATACATCTTTTTGTAAAAAAAAAGTTATCTATATGATAAGTGAGGGGGTGAACTTAAACAAAATGAAGCCTAAGCAAAGCATTGGGGATAATGTTAGGGACTATCGTAAGAAACGCGGATTAGACCAAAGAGAGCTTGCCCTCATAGCAGAGTTATCAGGTCCGACCATTAGTAATATCGAGAGAAACGTTAAAATGCCATCCGTTAAAACTCTAGCTAAAATAGCTTACGTTCTCCGTTGCTCGGTAAGCGACTTGATGCAAGATGCAGTAGAAATAAAGTAAGGAGAGGTTATGGGTGAATACTCGTATTGAAACTTGGCTAGGCCACGAAATACGCTTTATCGAAGTTAATCCCAATGATTGGTGGGCTGTAGCAGTTGATATTTGTAAAGCCTTAGACTTGAAGCAAGTAACAAAAGCGTTAAAAGGTTTGCCATTACCCGGGGTTACTACTAGTAAGGTAGGGGTAGTAACGGGTGAAAGGCGAGATGGAACAATCTCAACCCAAGAAGTAATGATAAATATCATTGACTCTAAGAATATCTATCGATTGGCTTTCAAAAGTCGAAAGAAAGAAGCAATTCAGTTTCAAGATTGGGTATTTGATATCCTTGAAACCCTACGAAAATCTGATGGATTAGAAGGTTTCCAAATATTCCGTATGCTCGACAAGGAACATCAACGTGAAGCTATGCGCCAACTTAAATTAAATCTAACCAAACCTATCAAGGTTGATTACATCAAAGCCAACACGGTTGCCAATAAAACGGTATCCACGATGTTCGGTTATTCAAGGATGTTAAAGAAAGATGCAATGACCCCTGAAATGCTTGTACAACGTCAAGAAGTGCTTAATGAAACCGTAAATCTTATGGGAGTAAATGAAAAGTTTAATTTGGACCTTTCAATTGGTAAGACGGTTAGGGGTAAGTATTTGAATTAGGTGGACAAGCTTATTAAAAGAAAGTGAGACACTAACATGCTAAAATCCATCCTCGAACAAACTACCGGCCCGCTAACCACAACTCAATTCGCACACCTCATGGACTTAACCACGACTGACATCATGGTTAATAACATTGGATTCAAGCGCAGGACGAGCATGGCATATGTTATCAGAGTGGCAGAGATTAGTTTTAGGATTTTAACTAGGTGGGAGGAGTAATTATGGCTAAATATCGCGGAAAGTACAAGAAGTGCCGAACGTGTATACACTCTATCGAACCTTTAATGGTAATGGTACTCGTAAGGGAATCGTGCCCAAATAAGCACAAGTTTTCGGGTGGGGATATGGTAGATAAGTACACATGCGAAAAGTGTGAACATTTTGAAGAGAAAGAGGGAAGTTAAATATGCAAATTGGAGATTTTGTTAAAGGAAAGCCAAGCAACGGATATGGCATCACGAACGAGGATATGACGAGGGGTGTTGTGGTTGAGATATTATCCGGTGATCGTATCAAGGTTAAAGTTCTGGATCATGTAGATGGCGGAACTGGTACGTATGAGGTTAGTGCTGTCGGATTCGAAGTAATAGGACACCAAAAGAAGTTTGACAGGCCAGAAGTCTTAGAACTACTTAAAAACGGATGCAAGAAAGCAATATTGGATTACGACCTTCGCAGTGCAGACCTTAGCGATGCAGACCTTAGCAGTGCAGACCTTAGCAGTGCAGACCTTCGCGATGCAGACCTTCGCGGTGCAAACCTTCGCGGTGCAAACCTTCGCGGTGCAAACCTTCGCGGTGCAAACCTTCGCGGTGCAAACCTTCGCGGTGCAAACCTTCGCGGTGCAAACCTTCGCGATGCAGACCTTAGCAGTGCAAACCTTCGCGGTGCAGACCTTAGCGGTGCAGACCTTGATTTTTCTTGCCTACCGCTAAGATGTGGAGGACTTCGTTGGAAAATTGATAAACGTCTGGCTTGTCAATTGGCATACCACCTCTGCTCAATGCAGTGTGACGATGAGGAATATTTGAAGATGCGGGATTCTGTTCTCGGTTTTGCGAACCAATTTCACAGGTTTGATGAGTGCGGAAGACTAAATCCTCAAGAGAAAGAAAATAATCAAATTGAAATCTAACCTAGAAAGCAGGTAATTACGTGAGGAAAGACCAGAAAAGGCGTTTATCTTATCAAGAAGCCCAACGCATCAACTCTAAGTCAATTCCAAACTTTAAGGATGTTCTGAATCCGGTGCAGTTAACTGAGGGGCAGTTGAAAGTCTTTACATCCAAACTTATTAAGTAGGGAGGATTCTTTATGGTTAAACAAGCAACGCAGATTTGTATGTGTGGTGAAATTGTTAACCTATCTGACGGTGAAGTTAAGATAACCTGCTCATGCGGTAGAACTTGGGAAATTAGTACAGAAGGAGTGCTGTTAACTAATCTAATGTTTCCGTTTTGTCAGAGAGAATGTTCTAGGCGGGAGAATGTTCCTATTGTGGCAAAGCGTGAGCGTCCAAGGAATAAGAGGAAGAGGAGGGCGTTGAAATGCTAAAGAAATTCGCCAAAGCCATCGGCTACCAAGCATCAAAAATAGGTTGGATCAATCGTGAAATACAAGCCTATAAGATCGAGCAGGAGAAGAAGGTTATTGAGGAACGTATAAAGCGCAATAAGGCTGATTTTACCGAGTTAATGCGGTGTGGTAATACTGTTCGCGGTGAGGATAAGGAAGATGGCAGGATGAAGGCTGTAGTGGTGGATTATGTTGGCAGGGGGATAGTTGGGGAGCCGTTTAAACCGGTGTTTTCAAGAGAAGACTGCTTGGCATGGGGAGAAAAGGTTGGGGATAGGTATTGAGAGTGTTAGTGGCGTGTGAATACTCAGGAACAGTTAGGGATGCATTTAGAAAAAAGGGTCATGATGCCTGGAGCTGTGACATATTGCCGACAGATTCAGATCCTGCCTATCATTTTAAGAAAGACATTTCAGAAGTATTGACCATGGATTGGGACTTAATGGTTGCTCATCCACCATGCACCTACTTAACAAATAGCGGGGTTATGTGGCTCCATAAGGATCAAAAACGCTGGGATCTGTTATCTAAAGGCATAGATTTTTTCAAATTATTTATTGATTCCGATATACCCAAGGTAGCTATCGAGAACCCCATCCCTCATAAATACGCTAGGGATGAGATCGGTAAATACACTCAGATAATTCATCCCTACATGTTCGGACATATGGAGCGTAAAGCAACTTGTTTGTGGCTGAAAGGTCTTCCGCTACTTGAGTCAACTAATCTAGTTAAGGAAGAAATGGAAAAACTTCCAAAGAACCAGCAACAACGGTTGCATTATCTGCCGCCAAGTCCTGAAAGGGCAAAATTGCGTTCAAAAACATTCCAAGGAATAGCAGATGCTATGGCTGACCAATGGGGCTAAAGACTCACATAGAAAGGAGCAACCATCATGAGAAAATTAACCACAACCGAACTCCTAGCCATCCAAAACCTAGAGGACAGCTCGCTTATCGAGCAATGGTCAATTGACGGTCACTCCAACGCACTAAGACGCGTCACGGTCATATCCAAGGTTAATGCCGATTGGGACGAGATAGATGTCTTACTAAATGCAATATTCCCTGAATTAGAATATCGAGGCAAGGCAGGGATTAGCGTCAAGGATGGTGTTATTTATGAGTGTTTTTCGATAGATGTGGATGGGGAGACGCTGATTAATTTAGTGATAAAGAAGACGATTGAGCAAAAAGAAGGGACTTCCGCGCTAACAGAAGTCCGGGATGGAAAGATTACTACTCACCATAATTGTATCACGAATCAATCAAAATCAGAACTACGTGGGCCGTGTGAATCTTTTGTTTAAGGTAAATTAAGGGAGGTAATTAAAGAATGAAAGCTAAAACAATCAAAGCAGTTCTAACTAAAAAACATAAGGATTTCGTTGCAACTATCCAAGATGAGGAAGTTCGCAAGCTAGTTGATAAAAACTCTATCATCACAGGCGGTTCAATCGTTTCGATGTTGCTCGGGGAAGATGTTAATGATTTCGACTACTACTTCACCGATCAGAACACTTGTGAAAAAGTGGCCCACTACTTCGCTAAACAATTCAACCAATTAACGGGAAAATCAGTCGAGGTTCAAACCATGGGAAACGGCAGAGTAAGGGTATTTATTAAGAGTGCAGGGGTTGCGGAGGATGAGACAGTCGAGAAATCAACCACAGAGTTTGACGATAAAGGTTTAGAAAGCTTAGGACTCAAGGAATTAACGGAAATAAAGGCTGAGGAAAAGCCTGAATATAGACCAGTTTTTCTTTCCTCGAATGCCATAACTTTAACAAACAAAGTGCAGTTAATAATTCGCTTCTACGGTGAAGCTGAGGAAATTCACAGCAACTATGATTTTGTCCATGCAACTTGCTACTGGGAATCAAAGAACGGGAACCTCACTCTCCCTGCGAAAGCACTCGAAGCTATTTTAACGAAAGAGCTTATTTATCAGGGTAGCAAGTATCCATTGGCTTCGATTATGCGGACAAAAAAGTTTGTTCAGCGAGGATGGTCAATAAATGCAGGGCAATTTCTAAAAATGGCATTGCAGCTTAATCCAATGGATTTACTAGATGCAAATGTACTAGAGGAACAATTGACCGGGGTTGATTTGGCATACTTCGCAATTATTATAGATGGGATCAAAGAAAAACATGAGAACGATCAAGAGTTCAAACTGGATAATAACTACTTGTTTGAGGTAATTAATAGGATATTTTAAGCGCATCGTCATTGGGAATTTGAGAAGAAGGAAGAGGAATAAGAATGAAAATTATTAAACTTCAATCGTTATCTCTTAAAAACTTCAAGGGGGTAGAGGATTTTACCCTTGAATTAAACGGTAAAAGCGCTGACATTTTCGGTAAAAATGCAACAGGGAAAAGTACACTTTTTGACTCTAGCCAGTGGCTTCTTTTTGGGAAAGATTCATCAGGTAGAACGGATTACCAGGTAAAACCGCAGGATGAGGATGGAAACGAGATCCATCGCTTGGATTGCATTGTCGAAGGGGTTTTCCTTGTCGATAATAATAAGCTCAAGCTCAAGCGTCAACTCTCTGAAAAATGGGTGAAGAAACAGGGAACCCAAGTGAAAGAGTTTACTGGCAATGAAACTAAATATTGGGTCAACGATGTCCCGGTAAAAGCCAAAGACTATACTCTTGAAATCAACATGCTCATAAAGGAAAATATCTTCAAACTCCTGACAAATCCCCTCTTTTTTAATACCAATGAGAAGGGATTTGGATGGCAGGAACGGAGAAAGATTCTGTTTGAGATATGCGGTGATGTGTCGGATTCGGACGTTATTGATTCGCTAGTTTCCGTAGGCGACAAAAGTATGTTGGATTTACAAATGGTCATTAACTCCGGCAGGACAATTGAACAACACAAATTAGTAGTTTCGGAGAAGATTAAAAGCACTAAATCCCAAATGGATGGGATACCATCACGGATCAATGAGCAACAACGAAATATCACAGAAGATGTCACTGACTACACAGCAATAGAAACCTCGCTACAAGCCCATAGAGACACTTTGCAAGCGATTGAATTAGAACTAGCTACTAACGCCAAGGGAGCTAGTTTATACCGCCAGAAACAGCAACAGGCGTATAAGTTGCAGGGCGAATTGGATGCTCGAAAAAAGGATCTCGATAACTACTCTTTGTCTGGACTAAAAAAGGCAATTGAGGAAAAATCGCAACTCGAAGGTGAGAGATACCTTATATCCACAGAGGTTAAGAAGTTGGGTTCTAATTACGAATTAAGGTCCATGGAGCTAGAAAATATAGAAAAGTCAATTATCGAACTCCGTAAAACATGGGCAGAGGAAAACGCCAAACAATTCATTGCCCCTGATGGGTTTAGCTGCCCAACTTGCGAACAATCACTACCCGAAGGTAAGGCGCAAGAGAAGATTGATAAGTTAAAGGAAAACTTTGACAAGAATAAAAATCAGGTTATCTCCGGTGTTCGTAAACAGGGTACAGATGCAGGAAGTAGAGCTGAAGTCCTTAATAAAGAGAAAACGTTAGATGCTGAGATTTTAACCAAACACGAAACTAGATTAACTCAAATATACGAGAGAATTGTCGAGTTAGAAAATGACATAGAGCGCGAGAAAACTGAACACGGCAACGGATACAACTATTCTCTTGATTTGAAATATTCAAGTCTGACTGACGAACTCCAAGCCTTGCAAGTCGAACTTGACAAGCCTATCGAAGATACAACTTCCGACCTTCTGTATAAAAAGCAAGAAACAGCTTCCTTAATCGAATGGCTAAACAGAACACTCAACCAAAAGGAAGTTATCGAAAAAGCAAAACTTCGTATCGAAGAACTCAAGGCAGAAGAAAGCAAATTAGCTGCCGAAATAAACAGCTATGAGCGTCAAGACTATCTAATTAAGCAATTCACAACTGCAAAGGTCAAGATACTTGAGGATTCGATTAACAACCGGTTTAAGACGGTTAAATTCAAGCTATTCGACACGCTGAATGATGGGACGGAAAAAGAAGTCTGCCGTACGTTAGTTAATACGAATGGCGTTTGGGTTGAATTTGATGGGGCGAATAACGGTGGCAAAATTATAGCTGGTCTTTCCATCATTGAAATGTTGTCGGAGTTTTACGGGGTATCATGCCCGATTTTCATTGATAATTTTGAGTCGATCACGGGTACTGTGGATGTAAACTCGCAAGTTATTAAGCTCATTGTGAGTGCGGAAGATGAAAAATTAAGAGTAGTGGGGAATAAAGCATGACAACAGATATAGCGATAAAGGAACAAACCATGGCAGAACGATTTATGGGCAAGGTAACGGAATTATTTAAAGGAAGCGTAGGGGAGATTGTCCTAACTAATTTCCAAAAACGTCTGATCCAAAACTATTTCATCGTTGCCGATATGACCCTTAAAACTGCTGAAGAGAAGCGTAAAAAGAAAACCAAGAACCAGGACCCCTTGCCTGTTGTTTGGGCAAATATCGATATGGAGGAACTTTCCCAAAGCGTTGTAGCGGCCGCGAGGATTGGTTGGGACCCGCAACAGGACAACCATGTCAGTCTTATCCCATTTAAGAAGAATGGCGTGGCTAAATATGGATTAACCTTTATGCCTGGGTATCGAGGAATTGAACTAAAGGCAGTTAAATACGGCCTAGATGCTCCAAATGTTATTGTTGAACTCGTTTACTCTACCGACAAATTCAAATCTATCAAAAAGAGTCACACCAATAAGGTTGAGTTTTATGAGTTTGAGATTACCAACGACTTTGACCGGGGCCAGTTAGTGGGTGGGTTTTATTACCACTCATTCCCTGATAATCCAGAGAAAAATAAGCTTGTTGTTTTATCGATAAAGGACATCGAAAAAAGAAAGCCCAAATATGCCTCAGTTGAGTTTTGGGGTGGGGAAAAGGACGTTTGGGATAACGGTAAAAAAGTCGGCAGGGAAACCATAGAGGGATGGCACGACAAGATGTGCTATAAGACAATTTACCGGGCCGCCTATAAAGACATCACAATCGACAGCCAAAAGATTGATGACGATTATATGCGACTAAATCAACTTGAAAACGAATTCAAAGAGGCCGAAGTAGAACAAACGATTGTGGAAAACGCTAACAATGGCAATGTTGTTGATATCGTATCCGAAGACGTTCCGAACGACCACGGAACAGAAGAAGGGATTACGGATGCCGAGATAGTTGAAATGGACAAGCTGGCCGAGGAATTGAATGGTCAGCCCGTAGGCCCTGGTTTTTAGGGCATGAACTTAAAAGTTTTAGGTAGTAATTCGTCCGGTAATTGCTACCTCCTGCAGACAGAAACGGATACCTTGATTCTGGATTGCGGTGTTAGATACAAGGATATTCAGGTAGCATTGAATTTCGATTCATCAGGGGTTGCTGGGTGCATTGTCACCCATCGACATTCTGACCACCTAAGAGCGGCTAACGACATCATGAAGGCGGGGATTGAAGTCTATGCTCCGATTGACTGCGCGGAGCTTGTGGACGAATCCATGAAGCACAGATTCCATCCGGTCGATGTCGGAAAGCAATTTACAATAGGTGATTTCATTGTCCTTCCTGTCGAAGCACAACATGACGTTCCCTGTGTATCATTCTTAATCGTTTACAGGCCCACAGGGGAAAGATTGCTTTATACCACTGATACATTTTACCTAAAGAATCGCTTCAATTCGTTAGATTGGATCCTTATCGAATCGAACTACTGCAAGGATACCCTCGACGAAAACATAGCAAATGGAGTCATCCCGCGCGAAATGAAAAACCGTCTATTGGAAAGCCATTTTTCACTCGAACATGTCAAAGAGTTTTTATCTGCTAATGATTTGTCAAAGGTCAAGAAAATAGTTTTACTTCATTTATCCTCAGTTAACTCGGACGCAGAAAGAATGGTCAGGGAAATAACGGAGTTAACGGGTAAGGATACGGAGATTGCTGAAGCTGGGAAAAATATACCACTCGAATTATATCCTTTTTAGTAAATAGAACGGGCAGCTAACCACTGCCCACCAAAGGAGGAAGAAAAATGCAAAACACAGCAACAGAAATAGACCCCATCCTATTCACAGAACTCTACATGTCCGGCCTAAACGACATCGAAGTCGGCAAAATCATAGGCTGCGGTAAATCCCGGATTCAGAAAGAGCGCAACGAGTTAGACTTACCGCCGAACAAGGATATTTTTGCATGGCAAAAGGGTCTAGATAATGCCGAATTAGCGAAGATACCTGCTAAATATCGGAGGTAGTTATGGCTTATCAGTATTGGATAACTCCCGAACATTACTCTATAGCAGAAGAAAATGGCATAAGTGCAAACACTCTAGAAAAGAGAGTTCGGGACAGAGCGTGGCCGATAAAAGAAGCCATAACTATACCACCAATAATGCGTAATAAGTACACAGAATGGGTTGAATTAGCCAAGAAAAACGGAATAGGCAAGAGGACATTCGAGACAAGGATTTACAGGCATGGATGGACACCTGAGAAGGCAGCAACTCAACCTGTACTTGATCCAAGGAACAACATGAAAGTGGTCGGAGAAGCAAATCGAAAGCATCAGAAAAAATATGAGGAATTGGCACTCAGGAACGGTATTTGTCGCAGAACTTTTTTAAGCAGAGTGCTTAGGAAATGGAGTCTTGAGGATGCGGCGACTAGGCCGATTGAAACTAATCGTTGGCATAGCGATAAAAAGAAGGAGATGGAGAAGAAGTGAAGCCAATAGGAATCTCAGTAACAATGGACTCTTTCGGGAGGATTACGATACCCAAGCCATTGCGGTTAACGATGGGATATGACACTACGACACCGCTAGAAATGGTGTTAGATGGAAAAGGTTTGAGGATACAGAAGTACTCGAAAGAGTGTATGTTCTGCGGGTCTGATATTAAGGTTGTCGCGTGGCATGGGGATATGGTTTGCAGAGCATGTTCCTCTGATATTTTGGCGAAGAGTGTGAAGGAGGGCGTTGAGTGATGAAGACGGGTGAAATGTATACATATGCGTTAGTTAATCCTAATGCTAAATTTTATAGAACCAACTTAAATAATGCTGTTTATAAATTCCTTGATGGGCACTTAGTTTATTCCGATAACGATAAGTTTTCATGTGAAGTTCCGAAACTTGATGAAGATTGGGAATTAGTTCGTGATGAAGTAAATTTCATGACCGCGGTGAATAGTGGGAAGAGGATAAGGCCAGTAGATCATACTATTGACAGTTTCCTTAGATTCACGGAATGGGATCTCAGCCTTAAAATGATCAACGGCCTATGGCTAGTCGAGTAGTCCATGCAAAGAAATAAGGCAGAGATTAATCCTCTCTGCCGACTGAATACTTATAATGCTCATCCAGTACCTTCTTGATAAACTCCCTAATCACTAACCCCCTGGAATCTAGGGTGCCAATTTCCTTTCGATATTGATCTATCTCTTTTAATTGCGTAGGCGAAATCATCAGATTAAAGCGAACGAGTTTTTCCTTTTCCATAGTATCCCCTCCTGAAATATATTGTACCAGATAGGTATAGTATGGTCAACTTGGCCCCGTTGTATACGTTGGTTTATATGGACAACATGGTCATGTTTATGGTATACTATTAATATAGGAAGGAACGAGGTGAAAGTAAGTAATTGGGGAACACAAGAAGTCCTTGCCGCCATGAATTAAAGCAATCGCAAATTAAAAATAAGGAGTGAGAACATTGTCAAAAACTATAGAAAAAAGCGTTCTTGAAATGGCAAAGGGTGCATTAATCGAACAATTTAATACTGAGTTCGTGAAGATAGGTTCTAATATCCTCGACCCGAATACGGATGCTACTAAGGCCCGTAAAATTACCCTGACATTAACCTTTAAACCTGATGAGAACCGTGAATTTATTGGGTGGGAAGCTCAAGCCAAATCTACCCTTGCACCCGTCACGCCGATTGCAACAAGGTTCTTTTTGGGCACAGATAAAGACGGAATTCCTGTCGCCACGGAAATCGTTCGCGATGATCCGAACCAAGTCCATATTTTCGATGAACCGGAAGACGGTCAACCTGAAGCTCAAGACCCAAAAGTATTAAAATTCGGGAGCGTGAAATAAATGATTGAAGCAGCATTGAGATATATTAACAGTTTTCGTGATATCCAAGTCGTCCCTCACAATGGGCTCAGTTTTACAAACGACAAACTTTTTCAACTCCCAGAAGATGTTCCGGCAGTATTTTCTACCAAAACACTCGCAAGCCTAGTTGAGTTAATACTCAAGGAACACTCTCACGACTCCCTGAATGACCTTATCGTCCACGTTGACAGCCCAACTAAGGTAAATGTTCACACAACTCTCCGTGGACACCTTGACCGCTTTAATCTTTATACTGCAACAGCCGAGCTACCACGCATTATCCTTGATAACTACATTGACCTCGAAGCCATGAACATCTTGCTAAAAAGTGCATTTGTGCAAAACGGGACACGGGACGAGCTTATCAAAGTTCTCGGACAAGTTGTTGAGGATGCGATAAAGACCAGCGTTGACGATGGAATGTCGCAAACAGTAACAGTTAATACCGGGGTCAGATCACTTGCTAAGATGGAAATGCCTACAATCGTTAAACTGGCACCTTATCGAACGTTTATCGAAGTACCCCAGCCTGAAGGAGAGTTCTTACTTCGACTGAGAAAAGGACCGGAGGCGGCATTATTTGAGGCAGACGGTGGAGCGTGGAAGATGACTGCGCGGCAGAATATAAAGCAGTATTTTGAGGTTGCGCTTGCCGGATTAATTGAGGACGGAAGGGTTATCGTTACTGAGTAGAGGCAATAAGGGGTGGTTACGGCTACCCCGTTATTTAAAGGGATGATTTAAAGTGGCAAAAAGAAGGGCTATTTCGCAAAAGTTGAGGTTCGAAATATTTAAACGTGACAGTTTTAAATGTCAATATTGTGGAGCATCGGCACCAGAAGTAATACTCCATGTAGATCATATGAAACCAGTTGTTAAAAACGGAACAAATGATATGACCAATTTAATCACTTCTTGTGAAGGTTGTAATTTTGGTAAGGGCAAGAGAACTTTGAATGACACAACTGCCATCGAAAAACAAAAGGCTCAATTAGACGAACTTAATGAAAGACGTTCCCAACTCGAAATGATGATGAAATGGCGCGAGGGACTTTCAAGTATTGAGGAAACTAAATTCAAATATGCACTTGAAAAATGGTCGTATCTTGCCCATCCTTTTTCACCAACGGAAAGTGGAGAAAAGATATTAAAGATAATTATCAAGAAGTATCCACTGGAAACAGTTCTCGATGCAATAGAAACATCTACTGATCAATACTTGGAAAAAGATAAGGATGGAAAATTTACTGAAAAATCCGTCGGTAAGGCATTTGATTATATTGAAAAAATATGCGCAAACAAGAAGAGGGAACAGGAAAAACCTTATTTAAAAGATTTGTATTACGTACGCGGTATTTTAAAAAACAGGCTTAGTTCTCTGAATATGTGGAAGACATTGGATTTACTTGAGGAAGCCTATAGTCATGGGTTTGATTTGGAGGAACTAAAGAAATTGGCAAAAGAAGTTAGGAGTTGGACAGAATTTAGGAACGCTATTGAAGACTTTATTAGTGGGTGATGTAATGGCCCGTTCGAGAAACATTAAGCCTGGTTTTTTCTTAAATGATGTTCTGTCCGAAATAGAACCACTAGGAAGATTGTTATTCGCCGGATTATGGACGATAGCGGATAAGGCTGGAAGGTTAAGGGATAGTCCAAAGAAAATCAAAGCTTGTATTCTTCCTTATGATGATTGTGATGTAAATAATTTGCTAAATGAATTGTGGAAAAGGAAATTTATAACTCGTTATGTCGTAGATAACGAGGGATATATCGCTGTGATTAACTGGAAAAAACACCAAAACCCACATATGAAAGAAGTGGAAAGCGAGATACCTGAACCTGAAGAGGAAGCTTTTTATTCGGAACAAGAACTAAACGAGCATCATACTAGCACCATGCAAGAACAAGTTTTGCACGAAACTAGCCCTGCTGATTCCCTTAACCTGATTCCCTTAACCCTTAACCTGATTCCTGATTCCAGTACGGGTGCAAGCACCGTACAAAAAAACCCAAAGAAATCTAAAGTGGCTGTTATTAAAAAAACATTTGGTGAAAAAGTTCACTTGTCGGAAGCTGAGTATGAAAAGTTAGTCAAGGATAACGGTAAATATGACACGGATGAAATGATTGCCATCCTTGACAATTGGTATTGCTCTAAGGGAAAGCCTCCAAACAAATCTGATTATCATTGCATGGTCGGAAAAGGATGGGTATTAAGCAGACTTAACGAAGATCGACAAAAGCAATCCAGTAAACCAAAAACAGGATGGATTAACACCAGAACACCAAACCAATCCATTCAGGACAACATAACGGCCCAATGGTTATCCATGCACGAGGAGGCAGAAAAGAATGGACAAGCCTGAGTTTGCTAAATTTTATTCATACATCACGTCAATTACCACCGATACCAAGCCATCACCACAAAGGATGGAGGTATACTGGGACGCTCTTAACGACTTACCATTTAACATAGCCATGACCGCAGCTAGAAAAGTAATAGCAACCCTTGAGAATCCTTTCCTCCCAATGCCAGCCGTATTCCGAGGGGTGGCGGCACAAATCACAGGACCGAACATCCCGCCAGCACCGGACGCATGGGCAGAGGTTACAAAGTCAATCCGTAACCTCGGCATATATCGCGAACCGGAAGCGTTGGCAAGTCTTAGTCCTTTAACAAGAAAAGCAGTTGAAGCGATTGGATTTAAAGATATTTGCCTATCTGAAAACATTGATGTTATACGGGGTCAATTCCGAATGGCGTATGAGGCCTTGGAGAAAAGGGAGATAACGGACGCGAAAACCCCGCAATCTTTAAAGCAAATCATAGCAACAATGCAAGGGGCAAAGGATTTAGCCGAACCGAAACAGATAGCAAAGATTGACACCTAAAACAGTGAGGGGGCTTGGTTGTGATGAGCTATAACTTCTATATCCCACCAACTGCATATGAAATAGCTAATAAAAACGGAATAAGCACAAGGTTACTCACTGACAGAGTAAGAATCCTGGGATGGAGCATTGAAAGAGCAAAGAAAGATCCACCTCGAAAGCAAGGTGATTGGAAGAAGTGGACAGGTGTTGCAAAGGAGAACAATATTCCCCTCTCTGCATTTTACAGAAGGGTAAACGAATTGGGTATGAGTCCAGACGATGCAGCAACCATTCCCATGATGGGCAAGAGAACACTGATAGACAACATAGCAATAGCAAAAAGGAAATACCCCAAGGAATACGAGGACATGGCATTGGCTAACGGGATTGGAAAGAAAACTTTTGTGAGCAGGATGTTTAGGAAATGGGATCCTTTAGAGGCGGCGACTAAACAAGTTAAGAGATAAGGAGGAACCTAAATGCGAAAGCTAAAATTCAACGAACAAAAAATCTTGCAGCTCTACAACTCCGGCAAAAACGATACCAAAATTGGAAAGGCAGTCGGGATAAAGCCAAACACCATAGCGTGTTGGAGGTATAGAAATAATCTCCCGGCCAACATCGGCAACATATCAGATGGAACATACCTTACCGGGGTTAGTTATCGAGATGTGCTGGAACCTGAGCAGGTTGACGTAATGAGTGATTTCCTTATCAACTTACTCAAGGCTGGGAAACAAGCTATGGAGGCAGGAGTTAAGCCGGACGTTATGGGATTTATGGATACTTATGCCGGCAGGACTAAGAAGTGGTCAGAGGAAAGACGGGAGAGGGTGGCGAGATGAACTACTTCGACGAAGCCCGAAAACTCCTACCCCTCTCAAACTGCCTAAAACGTCACTACGCCTGTGTAATCGTTAAGAGTGGTCGAAGTTTATCCAATGGGTATAATACGAGCCTTAAAACATGTACTACGTGCGCTAGGATGGATATTGAACATAATACGGGAAGTTATGATGATTGTTTAGCCGTGCATGCCGAGGCTTCTGCTTTGATTAGGACTAAGGTCGATCTTGAGGGTTCTGAGTTGTATCTAGTCTGCTCGGATGAGGTTGATCCTATACCGTGTCCGGCATGCCAGAAGTTGTTGGACTTCGCAGGAGTTAAACAGGTAAGGGAGGTGCAGGGGTGAAACGCGGCAACATGCGAACCTACGGCACAGTATTAACGGAAAAGCTAGTCAGCGAAAAATGTACGACAATGGCTAGTCCATGCGTTCGCTACTTTGTCGATGCGAGTGGTAACAGGATAAGCGAGCCAGATAAGGTTGTAGCAGAAAGCGCATACATTGAGCCTGCGGAATACAGAAAGAGGGTTGATAATTTGAAAAGGGACGAAAAAGGGAAGTTTGTTAAGATGGAAACTACTCCATTCGAGATACCTAACACGCCGGGGAATTATCAAGCGATAGATAAGCTAGTAGAGGGTACAGAAGCACTATCAGGGGCTAGTAAAGAGGATGAGGGTGGGATTGTTAGGAAGGGAGACGGGGAAGGACCTAAAATTGCATTTGAGGAATATTTTAAAGTTGAATTCGATGAACAAAATCGCGTGCCCGGATGCTTTGGGGGTTATGATCCTATTATGTATTGTTGTAGGGATTGTACGGACAACGTTGAATGCAAGGAAACGTCCAATAAGGTTAAAAGCAAGGAAACCAAGGATGATATCGGAGTATTGGCCGAACCTGAATCGGAGTTGGTTCCTGAGTATGCAGGGGAACCCGAAATATGGCCATGTAGGCCTAAGCCGGAAAAGGAAACTCCTGACCAGATGTGGGCTCATGTTGCTTATTATATTGGGTCTATAAAGCAGCAGGGCATAAGACGAGTTGAGGAAGATATTCAAGCGAGACTAGATAAAATTTTGGGAGGAAGATAATATGTTAAATCGTGTGGTATTAATTGGTAGATTAGTTCGAGATCCGGAATTACGGTACTCTCCAAGTGGTGTTGCCGTGTCGAATTTTACGCTCGCAGTTGACCGTAAATTCAAGAACTCGGAAGGTCAAAAAGAGGCAGATTTCATTCCGTGCGTTGCGTTTAAGCAGCTTGGTGAATTGGCCGCTAATTGGTTGGCGAAGGGGAAGCAATGTTCGGTAGATGGGAGAATACAGGTTAGGAACTACAACGACAAAGATGGTCAAAAGCGTTGGGTTACAGAAGTGATTTGTGAAGATATACATTTTCTTAGTCCAAAAGACGCGCAACAAGGCGATAACAACACAACAAGCGGAAATCCTTCATACGGAACAGAGGTTAATTTAGATGATGGAGATTCTATCCCATTCTAATCTAAAATAAATAGGGGTGCATACTAACCAATCACCCCCCAAAAGGAGGCCCGTATGAAAAACACAAAAACAAACAGACTAAAAACCCTCTACCCCACGCTCTCCGATCTCGAAAAGGCAATAGAAAAGTTTGGTAACGTATCAAAGCTTGCTTATCATTTAGGAATGAGTCGGACAACTATTACAGATTACAGGTTGGCACTGGACGGCAATTGTACTATCAGAAGTGGCAGGAAGTACATGAAGGATTGTGAGCTGGACGAGAATATTCGCAAGGTTGTCGAGGGTGCGGGTGTTGTTGGGGTTGGGGAATGCCATCAGTGGATGGGGACGACGAAGATATGAGGGGGATTTTGGAATGAGTGATGTTAAATTTACACCGGGTCCGTGGGAAGTTGTAAATACTGATGACAACTTATGTATGAGTATGACGGTAATTACTCCTAGAGGATTGTTTGAAAGAAATGAAACTAACGGCATGTTAAGTGATGAGTCGTCTGATAAATTAGGAAAAATTATTGCCGTTACCTTTCATCAAATCGACCCTATTGTTGGGCTTGAAGCGTGCGATAAGAATGAGGATGATGGGAACGCTCGACTTATTGCTTCTGCACCCGAAATGTACGAATCCTTAAAGATCTACGAATCATGGGAAGCGGAATTACTTATGGAAAATAGTGTATGGGTGAACGGTTTGCCGAGGTTTACGCAATCGCTATACGACAAGTGGATGGAGATACAGGGGAAGAGGAATGAAGTGTTGGGTAAAGCGGATGGTAGGGTATGATCACAATACCTGGCAAGCCATTAGGTAAGCAAAGGGCTAGAACGTTAAAAAGCGGTAGGAGTTACACGCCGGACCAAACTGTAAATTATGAAACTTACGTCAAGATGTGCTATGTCGAGCAGGGAGGGAGAAATTTGGGTGGGACAGATTTACTATGGATGGAGATTGCTGCTTTCTACCCAATCCCTAAATCGACAAGCAAGAAGAAGGCCGCCTTAATGGAGGGTGGGGAAATACGTCCAACCGTAAAGCCTGACCTAGATAACTGCATCAAAATAGTGGCAGATAGCTTGAATGGCATAGCTTATAAAGATGATAGCCAGATAGTATCTGTGGTAGCTAATAAATTCTATAGCGATGCTCCAAGATTAGAGATTAAGATTGGCATTACTACTGCTAAAACGCAACGGTATCCTTTAGTCTAAAGTGAAAAAGAGAACTAAAGCAACGCAATAATAGAGCAATAATAGGAGGATGGTAATGAAAATTAAGTGTTTAAAAAAAGTTGTAATGAATTTTGATGGCATAGTCGCCTTTGTTAAGGGGAAAACATATGAGGCTAATGAGGATGAGGACGGGGGATTTCGTATAACCAATGAGCAGAATTCCCCACATTGGGGATCATATGAATGGGTAAATGAGAATTTCGTTTTCCTAGAATTGAGGGGTATTAACATTATTCCCACTAAGTTAATGCACACCACAGACCCTATATTCCTTCCATACCGCAAGCACGCAAACGATGCAGGAGCAGACCTAAGAGCTCGGATAGAGCAGCCAATAAGATTGCATCCTGGTCAACTATACAAAATACCATCGGGCGTTGCTATAGAGATACCATGCGGATATGTCGGACTACTGCAGCCACGTTCAGGGGCATCGGGTGAGGGTAAATTAACAATAACTGGAACTATCGACAGTTCGTATCGCGGGGAAATGTCCATGAATATATTTAATCCTCTCGACTCGAATTATGTAGTTATAAACCCAAAAGAGCGCATTGCCCAACTGGTGGTGGTTCCATACTTACAAACTGAGTTTGTTCAAGTTGATGAGCTGGGGGAGAGCGAGCGCGGAATACAGGGCTTCGGAAGCACAGGAAAGGAATGATTATGATAGACAACAATACCTGTCCAGAATGTGGCCAAAGGATTAGGAATGAAGGGGGTTGCGTTACGTGCCCTAATCCTGTGTGCGCATGGAGTGTTTGCTCATGATTGATGAATTGAGAGGGATCATGAGTATTGTTGCTATATTTATGAGTTTATATTTATTTGGAACCCATAATGTTGCGGATGCCATCTACTTAGGAGTGATGGCGGTATGGGTTAGGCCTTAAAAATAGAGGGGGAAAAGGAATTATGAAAAGAGTAATTGACGGAGTTGGCAAAGATGCTCCAATAGAAAAGAACGAATCCGGGGGAAGACAGTCAAATTCTGGGTATCGCTTTGATTTGATAGATCCTAAAGCATTATTTGCTACTGCTAAGGTATTGAAAGAGGGATTCGATAAGTACGGAGAGGATAACTGGCGAAAAATACCAACTAGCGATCACTTAAACCATTTACTAGTTCATGCGTACGCCTATCTTGCGGGGGATCGCCAGGATGAGCACCTTAGCCATGCTGTATGTCGAGCTATATTCGCCTTGGGAGTAGATATTGATACTAGAGAGGAGATGGAAGATAAGTGTTAATGGATAAAATTAGGGCAAGTCTGGACAAGAGATATAATACGGATTTGACTGTAAAGCTGGCTGATATGGGATTTACTCCTACGACTTATCATAGGCTGAGACGCGCAGGGATAGAGATTGTAGGGGATTTGGTTAGGATGTCGTGGAAAGACCTCATGGGGCGCAGGAACATCGTTAGAGGGGATTGTGTGGAGGTTAAAGAGAAGTTGGAGGATATGGGGTTGGCTCTCAGGAAGGATGGAAAGTAATGAACCTAAAAATACGCCTAAAGTTTAGTGACATCATAAAGCTGGTATTCGGTGGCGATGTGATGGTATTGGACCCGTACAGCAACAGTATTTATATAGTGAAAAAGGGGGAGGATACTGGAATTTATAAGGAGTAGGAAGGGGAATGGATGATGTTCTACGGATTAAAAGACAGGAATATTTCGTGGCGAAGGGGTTCTGGGAGAAAATTATGGTTTCCGTGTAGGTCGAGAAAGTGGTGGTAGGGTATGTCTCATGGAATAGCGAAAGTAAAACCGTCAGCCACTGATTGCCAATCGTTCATCAATACGGCTGAAGGTTATAATGTCACGCCAGATTGCACTAATTGCCATAAAGAGCAAACTGTTGAAATACTTCAATTCGTTTCATCGTTCTTTGGCGCATATGGAATCTGTAAAAACAATAATAATGAATTTATTAAGATTAATACGCATCAACTTGAATCGATTACTAGTTGCCCAGTGTGTGGAAAAATAGATATTGGAGGTGAAGATCAATGACAATACAAGAATTTGCCAAGATGCTGGATGGTCGGGAATATTTAGGCGAGATGATTTTAGCAGAAAAGGAATTGGCGAAGGCGTTGGGGTTTGTGGTGGTATTTGGATATTCGGACGACAATGCCGAACTAGAGGGAGCTATCGACGAGGAAGTCACTTGCTATGATGGTACTGAGATATACCTAAATAAAGATGGTATTTTTGAGGAATGCGATGAGGAATGCAAACATTCGAGGGCTGCTAAGAAAAAGTGTAAGGTTATTAAAGGTATTTGGGATAAGGAAGAGTATTCGTGGATTTACGAAACGGATATTCCACACGCAACTTTTGATGTTATGGAAGACGGTGGGAAGTTTTGCAGAGGAATTGTGTTTGATATTAAGAGTTTGGGGGAATAAAGATGGGGCTAATTAAAAAGTTTAAAAAGTGGTATTGGAAAAATCGCAGATGTAATACATGTGAATTTGTTTGAAATGGTAAGGAATGCCCCCTTAAGCCTGGTACTGGCTTTTTGGAAGCGATGCATTGTTCAAAATATAAGAGGGGTAAGTAGAGGGGGGTGGACTCCATAATTACAAAACAAAAAAGACCTCCATGGCATTACTCGACTATTTCCCGCCTAACGCACTACAAACCCAATCAGGACCGCATAACTTACCTACTAAGGGAACTATCCATGATGGGGGTTAAGACAACGCAGGTGTGTAGTGATATGCCTCATGGGAGTGGCGTGAGTGATTCGACGGGTGATCTGGCATCTAAGATTTATGACAAAAAGAAATTGCTCGTAGAATTACAAAATGAAAACGAGTTGATTGATTTAGCGGTGGGTATGCTTCCGGAGGCCAAGAAGCTCATAATAGACACAAAGTATTTACAGGAAAATAAGGATGATTACGCGCAAAGGGTTCTGCGGAAGAATCACGGGCTTAGGAGTCGGGACAGCTATTATCGGCTGAAGGATGAGGCTGTCGAGGAATTGGCTAAGATGATGGGGGAGAAGAAAGGGGAATAATGTAAGAAGAATCTCGAAAGTCAAGAATGGATAGAATATCATAGGGGGTATATAATCCGTCCTTGATAAATAGTACAAATATCAAACAATATTCATAACTAAAACAATTGAAATAGTAAGAATTAACATGTTACACTCTAAGGGACAAAATAACAGACAAAATAAAGACGCTCTCGGCCTATAATGTGGCCCGGAGCGTCTTTTCTAATTTTCAGGGGGTAACTTATTGTGGATTGCAAATTATGCATTAGGCTGAAGTGTTGCCCAGATAAGGATAATCATCCTATAAATTGCGTTAGGTTTGTTGATTTTAAGGATGGTAAGAGGTTTAGAGCGGTCGATAAGGTAATGAGGCATAACAAAGGGGTTTGGATTGAGCCTGGATAAAGAAGGAAGCCCTATTTCTAGGACTTCTCAAAATATCTGATTCCCCATCTTAATTCGAGAGCCTTTATCGCAGTTTTCCTTAATCCCTCATTCATGTAGTATGCCTTATCCATAGTGTCAACCTGTTCTCCTTCATCGTTTGACCACGAATTACCTGCCCAAAGGCTGAATGCCCAGTATAAGGATGCTCTGTGACCGCTACCGAAATCGGTATCGAATATTTTACCCCATTTGATTTCACGGTGTTTTGGATTGATATGCTTCAGTGTTTTATTACGGAGTTCGGAGTCGGAAGTCATGATGAATACAGGTCCTATCCATTCGGTGTCAGTGATTAGCTTACCGGGGCATAGTGATTTGAAAGAGTCTAGGTGTTCGTGATTATTAAACATGTGTTATCCTCCTTACGAGCTGTCGGGCTACTACGCTAAGTACTCATGTTCTCGACAATACACCTTTCCGGTATCGGGGTTACGGGCACCGTAGGAGACGCAATCATTACATCCTTCGTGTGAGCATCTAACGGGTTTCCCCGGACCGATATATTCAAGCTCGTTAAGAAAACGGTCAGATAATTGGTTTTTACCTATAGAGCGCAGGTCAGACTCGACATTGCTTGCATAGCGGCCCAGGTAGTCAATGCCGAGAGATTTGATTTTTGTAATAGTGGATAAACGACTAGACAGTTGCTTGTCGATAAAACGAGTTCTTGTGCTCATCCTAATTCCTTCCTTCCCTTATTTTGGACAGTAGCTCTTTTAGCTTTGCGTACTCGGTATCTGTGAGCTGGAATGTTCGGCGAGTGCGTCCTGTTGGTTTGCGACCGGAGCCGGGTCGATATCCTCCGTGGGTTGATTTGTTGGTTTTCATGACTTGAAACTACCGCGTGCTGTGGCTGGATATTCTGCGCTACCCGGCCATATCGAGTCTATAGTGATCGTGATACCATCCCCGCTACGACCTGTGCAAAACTCATCTAGAGTGCCATGGCAAACCGTTTTGTACGAATCGATGATATGTGGAGCGTGAGGACCTTCTATTTTACAAAAGCTAGTCTTGTTAGATCCTGAAAAATTAAAGCTTGGCATTTTTAAAACTCCTTTTCCCCGCTCCTTACGAGCTGCCGGGCTGCATTAGGCAGGACCTTTGACCTGCTCTATTTGGCCATAACTTCGTAGTCGATCCCGTTTTTTCCGATGGCGTAGCCAACCTTTTCTCCCCAATAAAATCCTTCGTTGGCCACTAAGTGGTGAGCAAAATCTTCCTTAGCTTCGGCTATTTTCTGCTCAAGTGCCATGTAGTTCTCAGCCTCGATAGTGATGGTTTCGTCTACTCCAAAACATGGGCTACTTCCGTTTTCATCGACAAGGTACAGATTTACTGTTTGGGTTGCACTGGTCAGCGTGGATGTAATGATTAGTTTCATTTTTAAAACTCCTTTTCCCCGGCTCCCTTTGTAGCCTGTCGGGTTATTTACTACCTTCAAACTTGATCTTGATTTATTGTAACATAATCATGTTTTGATTGTCAACTACTTTTTCAAGTTTATTTAGGATGCTTGAGCTTAGTAATTAGCGTTGTAATGCAATGTTAATCGGTGAGCTTAGGGCAAGGGCAAGACTCTCTATTTGAGAGCCTTGAAGTATGCTTCTAGTGCCTCTGCTACTATCTTAGCCATTGCCTTGTTGGTGTCCTTGGAGTGCTGGTCTAATTGTTGTCTTAGTTCTAGGGATATTTTGGTGTTTAGGACTACTTGCATTGGGTTTCCTCCTTCGCCGGGCAATAGGTCCCCGGCTGACCTTGTGGTATTACTTCTGCACCCTACTTAAAGGATGTAGAGGCTAGATCAAAAGCTCTCTAGTTTAACACCATTTCGAGATATGCTTTTTCATAGTACAGGGGAAATGTGTTTTCTTTAGCTTCTTCTCTTCTTTGGATCTCCCTTTTGCAGTCAACCAACCATCTCTCCAAGGTTTCGATGTCCTTGAATTCAACGCAATTATCAATAGTACCGATAACATGTTCGTGGACGTACAGCTTAATTTTGTCTAGTGTCATCTTCTACATCTCCTTCTTAATTGAACCTTCCGCATCGTTCCAACTCCTGCTTCGCTTGGCTGTCTCAGATCATCACTCGACTGAGGGACGCTTTCGTTTGGCTGAGTTGGTAGAGGATGCTTTCGGTTCTTGATCTTATCCATAGTATATAGCTAGTTGGCTAGTATGTCAAGAGGTATTTAGGGATTATTTTAAATTTGTTTTGAGTTTGGTTTGGCATATATAGAAGTAATGTTTTAAGGGTGCTATTAAGTTATTGAGTGGAATGTATTGAATTGCTTATTAGTGGGCTTAGAATAGCATTGTAGGGATTATGGTGGGGTATTAAGGAGGGATGACTGATGGATATGGATTATGAGAGTAAGGAATATACAGATATGAAAGCTCAGAAGATGGCTATAGAAAAAGTTAGCGCGAACAAAATGAAAAAGATAATAAACGGGAAGATAGAGCAAGAAAATATGGTACTCGATTGGCTCCGTCTTATACCTACTATGACGATTGAGAAGCACGAGAAGTTAATCAAGGTTAATGCTAAAATTGAGGCATTGAAAGAATTGATCGAGGAAGTAGATATTTTAGATTAGATGGAAGGTGATTAAGTATGGCTTTCAAGCTTACGGTTAAACAGGAAAACTATGTACAGGGTTTATTTAGAGGATTGACTCAAAGGCAAGCATATAAGGCGGCTTATGATGCTGAGAATATGACAGATAAATCCATAGATGAGAAAGCTTGTGAATTGGCGGCTAACGTCAAGATATGTGAAAGGCTTGAACAATTACAAGATGAGATTAAATATAGGAACATGGCAACGGTCGAAAGAGTTGTTGCGGAATATGCCAAAATAGCCTTTTCAGACATAAAAGACTTCGTTTCGTTCAAGACTGAGAAGACAATTGTGGACACTGATGATGAGGGAAATCCTATATATGGATACAAACAAATAGTAGATGCCAAATCTTCTGAGGAAATAGATGGATCTATGGTGAATGAGGTGTCTATTGGCAAAGATGGGACGTTTAAGTTCAAGCTACACGACAAAAAAGGTGCATTAGATATGATCGGTAAGCACCTGGGCATGTTTGTAGATAAGGTTGAAGTAGATGCCGCTCAAACTATCACAATCCGCATTGAAGACACTGAATAATATATTATTTATAACTATTATATTTTAATAGTTGATATAATAGTGTCCTTCAGTGGTGGAATTAGCCCTTTGTATTATCATTTAGAGGGTGTTTTGAGAGGTAATAGCCTTAGATCAGCCTATAGGTTGATTCCGAATGTGACACTATGCCGTTGTGTCACATTCGTTTAGTGATCATGTGTTAGGACATGGCACAAAGCAAAGACTATTGGATATCCGGTAGCCAATGCTGCACAGATGAGAGTTGTGCTAGATGGCTGTCGCTCTACACTACTAGTCATTACCAAGGATGAGTATTGTCCTTGTCCTGCTCTCCCTGCTCTGCCCTATGGGGTATGTCTGATCTGCCGGACTGACCGGACACTAGGGGTAGGGGGACGGTACTAGGACCACCGAGGCATGGGGCCGGTATACCCCTCGTATATATGTATACCTATCCCCCTATCTCTCTCATTAATTCATCAACCATGAATACCTAAACCTCTCCTACAAAAACATAATCCACAAGTATATTCATACGAACACTTCCTAATAAACTCAATACATAAAGCATAACTCCAACATAAGCATGAACCCCAAACATAAAGCAAAGCCCAATACCGCATTCCAAATTTTGCGCGCTCAATTTTTATATATTTTTAGTAATGCCCTTTGCGAGAGTGAGGGGTGTTTGACGTTGGAATGGAACGACGTAAGCAAGACCCAAGAGAACTACTCTTAGTGTGACGACAAGCCAAAACCCTGTACCCCTTGGGGGAGTAAGGAAATATAGAGGTTGTGAATTATCACACTTGAAACGGCTAAGGCGGTGATGAAATTGGACGAAAAGTCTACAAAGTATTTTCAAAGGGATGTCAATGCGGTCATTATGCCAGTTATGTTTAGTAGGGAAAGACTGGGTAACGGGAGGGAATACATCACGGCTACCGACCCTGATACCGATAGGATTCTCTATGGATTCTTTAATAAATATCGTCCTCCTAAACCAGCCAAGGTTATCGAACTTGGTGTAGAGGGAGAACTGGATTCTGAGAAAAAGCCAAAGAAGAAGAGTTCCGGAAACAAGCTCACCTATGCCAAGTTGTACATCAGTGAGATACACAAGTACCCAAAGGATAAATTGAGTTATGAGTACGCTGGGATGTGCATGCACTTGGCAACCTATATCGAGTGGCATGATGGAAGTCTAGTCGTCGGTACTGGCAAGCGAAGGAAGCTAATGGAACGCAAGGACATATCAAAGGAGTTGGGGGTTAGTGATTCCACAACCAGGAGATTCGTTGCCAAGCTCGAAGAGTTGAAGTTAATCTCCAAGGTTGGGGATTCCTATAAGATGATTGGTAAGTTATTCGGCAAGGGAAAGGAGATAAATGTTACTCCTGATATTCCAATGAAGGGAGATGTTGTGCCTTGAAAAATCCAAAGGAAGTCCTAAAAGTTGTAGTTGAATTTGATGAATACGGATTACCTAAACTGCCTGGTGATGGCGAGTATCCAGAGTGGGTTGCTTATGCGATACAAGAGTGGAGAACTTCATTGATATCAGAGAAGAAGGCTTTGGGATTAAGTATCCCCGAATAATTAAATAAAGAGGAGTTGGCTTTAGATATGCCGATTAGAAGAGAAAAGATTACAACGTATGAACAGGCGTTTAGATTAATTCATGTTTCGGTGACAGGAAAAGCAATGTTTATAGTTAAGGATTTAGAGAAACAGGGACACAATGAGAAGAGTATTTCTTTTGCAATATGGAAGTCGTCGGAAAAACTATGCGGATTAAGAAATGACCCAAGGTTTGAGAGTATTTTTATTAACGAGATAAGAAAGTGGTCATGGCCTAGCGGTGATCCTCGATGGAAAGAGTTTCACAAGAAAAAAGAAGAAGAACTTAAAGCCATTGAATTAGATAAAATTGAAAAAAAGAGAAGAAATCAGGAACAATCTTACAAAAAGAGATATCCTGGTTTTATTTATTTTATACAGGGTGAATCCGGTGGTTCCGTAAAGATTGGATATGCCGCAGATATTACAAAGCGGATAAAGACATTACAGACAGGTTTCCCAGAAACTCTAATTATCGTTAAATCATTTCCGGGGAACATAAGCGATGAGGGCGGATTCCATGAAGAGTTTAAGGATTTTCGCATAAGGGGCGAGTGGTTTGATCCCATAGTATTGGAGAGTGCCGATATGGTTGTTGGTAAGATCCAAAAGGATAAGCAGTTTTGCTGCAAAAAGTGTGGTGGAGAGGAGTTAATGAATATCTTCGATGAAATGGGATTAGTTGGACGCGCTTGTGTGAGGTGTGGATTATTGGTGAAAGCTTAATCGTTCCTCCCTTAACCCCTTCTTCCAAACTTAAACCCTTGATTACAAGCCCAATTTCAGGAGGAAATAGCATGTCTGAAAACCGAGCATGTAAAGTATTTGATCCAAAAGACCCTACTTACGGCAAAACCAACTGCGCTTCATGCCTCGTATTCAACGGAACAACCTGCAAAGACGAACCCTATGTGATGGCAATACATGAACCCGCAACAATTATCCATACCGGATGGTGTAACCATGGCTAATATAGATATCTCTATTATTATTGGAGGTGATGCCAATGCCCAACATTGATATACGCATAAGTGCTAAAGTGTTCAACAAGATATACATGCCATGCCTAGAGACTGATTTCCGCTATGAAGTATACTATGGTGGAGCCTAGCTGGATCGGGAAAGTCGGTATTTATAGCTCAAAAGTACATCTATAAGATGCTCAAGCAAAAGATGAACCTGCTAGTCATACGGCAAACTGGTGATTCTAATAGAGATTCGACGTTCGCCTTATTAAAGCAAGTTATAAACGAGTGGAAGGTTGATCACCTGTTTGTTGTCCGCGAGTCTGATCTTCGCATAACATGTAAGGCAAACGGTAACGCAATGTTATTTAAGGGGTTAGACGATGTAGAACGTTTGAAGTCCATAACCTTCTCTAAGGGCGAGTTGACTGATGTGTGGATAGAAGAGGCTAGTGAGGTTGAAGAGTCAAGTTTTAACCAACTAGACATTAGGCTTCGTGGAGGAAAACAGAAGAAACAGGTCATTATCTCCTTCAATCCCATTAACATAACTCATTGGCTTAAAAGGTTTGTCGATGATAAGCAAGAGAATAAGATGTCACTACATACCACCTACCATGATAATAAGTTCATTGACGACGAATACAAGGCACTCTTGGAGTCATACAAAGAAAAGGACCCTTATTATTATGACGTATATGCTTTAGGTCAGTGGG